TTCTTTTAGCCTAAGTTAGCTATTACCTATGACGCCCAAGATTTTCCGGACCGGGTCTCTCACCGTTCCTCAATGGGGGCAAACCATATCGCTTGCCACAGAGTCTGTTATTGTGTTATGCCTATGTACTGCTATATTTTAGGTGTTTAAGAATGAAATTTTTGTAACTTTGGTGTTGGACGGTGCCAGGATGCCAATTATCAGAACCAAGATCTTCGAAATATATATATGAATTATTTCCCATTGCCCATTCTTTGGTATTTGATAATTTATATGGATAGTGGTGATACTCTTTTTTTGATTTTAAATAGCGTACAGAAATTGCGCTTGGTATTATGCCTATCATTAAAAGATTAACGTTAAGTTTACGACAAAAATTAATAACACGTTCAATTGCATAGATGTTAGTGTAAAAAGTATTCTGCGTTAATAATGTACTTATCGGCACAATTTTTTCTAAGTTTTTATGAAGTTTATAAGCTGTGGGAGAAACACCGGGCATTAATGTATCTTCATGGATATACATTATCCGTTCATTACAAGTTATCCCCCATATAACAGTATCATTTTCTTGTAAATCTGATCGAATAATTTGATCAGCTGCCCAATTAATACTTGATCCTACACGGGTTAAAAAACTAACTTCTTGATCTAGTTCTACTGCAACAAGCGCACCAAATCGTTCAGATTCTGAAACCCCTATGCCATGAGAAATGCTACAGCCTGCAATCCATAATTGAGAATTATGTGTTAATCGAGTTGCTACTAATGGAACTACAGTTGGTATTAGATATGCATATTCGATATTTTTAATTAAAATTGAATCAGATAATTTTATTAAGATTCCTTCGGTTTTACCCTTGATGCAGTCCTCGGGATCTAATGTGTTTATAGATTTACCATCAGACCAAACAACCGGTGGCTCATATATTATTTCATCGGCTTGCAGTAACAGATTTTCAAATACATCTAAATTAGATAAATCTCCAAGGCTAGTATAGATAACATTATTGGATGTAAATGATAAATTTAACAGAATTTTTAAATTATCACTTGTAATTAAATATGCATCATCGTAATACGACTTAGCTTTGATGGCAACCGACACGTCAACATCACCAACAAATATAATTAATTTAAATCCATTTTTTTGCATTTATGCAATACGTTTCATTTTTGATTCTTCAAGTGTTTCTGGTGTGGGTGCAAACTTAACAGCACTTACATGTCCATTATAATACATTCTTACGCCAGAAGCAAGTCTTTCTCGCATTACATTCTCCATAATCTGTACTTCGACTTCACGGTAATGTAATGTGCCCTTACTGGCATGCAACGATTCAATATCAAATTGATAGTTATCCATGCCATACTGCTCAATGGATTTATTAAGCTCAACGCTGGATCCGGTGTATTTTTTCCAATCAGACTCTTTTTTGTAATGCTTTCTATTCTTTTTTCCAACAACTTTTTTTGTTCTGTTTGAGAAAAATTGTTTTTTCCCGATGTATTGCCGTCCAGTGTTGAGTTCGGTAATCCTGTAGATAAATCCAAACCAATCTGCAATGTCAAATTCATGCGGAAAATTCCAATGTCCTAACTCCATACTGATACTTAGCTATCATTTGCAAATATGTAATTATTATCATGGCTTACACAATTTCTACATCTGTGCTATATTCTGTAAAGCCACCAGATTTAACCACACGTAATATGTTCTCAACACGCCCAGCAAGCTCATCTCTATGACTTACCAGCCATATACTCTTGCGTCTTTCTCTGCTCATCTTCTTTAGCAAGGCCAACGCATTTTCTACACCTTGTGTATCTAATCCAGAATCAATCATCTCATCCACAAACAAGACATTGATGGGTTGATATAAACTTTCCCAAACATCACGGAATGCCCAGCTTAGACTGAGGATAAGACGATTACGTTCTCCCCTTGACAAATTGTCAAAATCCAGTTCACGACCTAACTCTTCAATTTGCACAGTAAGATCGTTTTGAAACACCACAGTATGTGGCAAGCCAATACGCTCAAGATAATGTGTGAGCCTGGCATTTAGATAGCTGAGATTCTGTTCGATAATTTTCTTCCGGATAAAACTGTCCTTGCTGGTCAGCAACTTGAGCAAGAATTCTTGATGTTCTTGCAGCCGGGTTAGTTCGTTCACAACATCATATGTGACTGATTGCAAAGCATGACCTTGCATCTCAACAATCTGATCACCATATGGATCAATGTCAGTGGCACGTCTATCCAAATCTTTACGTAGTGTATCGACACTGTTACGATGATTAAGAGCCAGCTCAAGAGTATCATAAAATACCTTTGGTGCTGTACCTAAAGATCCCAAGGCAGTTAGAGTTTTTTCTAAATCGTCTCTAATCACACCATCAACCACTTCTGAAGTTAATGCTTCTTCTAATGCTGTTTGCTTCTCCCACCGAATTTCATCCTGTTTGTCATCGTGTAATTCATGTCCACACGCATAGCAAGTGTGCTTGTCAAGAGCCTCTATATCCTTCTGTAGCCTATCAATCAGTTTCGCTTGTTTATTAATCGCCGCCGTTGCAACCTGTAAAGACTTAGTAATATCGGCGATAGATTTTTGTTTTAAATTATACGCCTCAAGATCTCTGTGCGCCTGTATCTCATCATCAATTTCGATATGTTCGAGATCTGTCACTGCTTGCTGCAACCGCACAACATCGGCATCGCGTGTGGCGGTCCATAACTTTTGCCGTTTGCGGAGACTTTCAATCTGTTCTTCAATACGTTTATTGGCTTCTATAACAGCTCGTATTCGGAATTCTTCCTGTGTAATTGCATCCTTGGTAGTCTTGTTAAGTTCTTTAACACGTTCTGCACGTTCACTAAGCACCGTTATGCCTAACAGTTGTTCGATGATGGTACGTTGATCTTGCGATTTAAGACTAAGGAACGGCTCTGTGTATGTGTTTAATGCTAAGATATGTTTAAACATATCATGGCTCATACCAAGTGTAGCTTCTATAGTATCCTGCGTCTCTCGACTATCGCCTTGACTATCGTCCGCAGCCTCTTGCTCGTGATTATTAACATAAAACTTTAAGATATTTGGTTTACGACCACGCTCAATACGATACTCTTGTCCACTTACCGAAAAATCTAAGCTAACCAACATATTTTTCGCATTGGTTTTATTTACAAGATTATCTTTACGAATATTACTAAGTGCTTGTCCATATAGAGAATAACTTAATGCATTGATAATTGTAGTTTTTCCTGTACCGTTCCTAGATCCATCACCGCCAAGGTCTAGATTTTCGCCCAATACTAACGTAAGATCTGATCGATCAAAGTCAATGGCTTGTGTGGCATTGCCTACACTCATAAAGTTTTTTACAGTAAGATTGCGTATTTGTATCATTTATATTCTAGCACATGTAATATAAAACTAATTCGACACCTATCAGGCTGAGTAATAGGCGATATACTATGTTTACAGTTCTCCATAATTAACAATTGTCCAGGAACAATCGGTATTTTTGTATATACAGTATTGTAATTAGAGTATAACACAAAATCTCCTCCCCAGCAAGGTTCCCAGGTATGATTTAAATTACAAAGAATTGAAATGGCACGTGAAAACTTACCGGTATCACCGCCGATGGTCCACGGGTCTTTGTCGCGATGCGTGGGAGTTCCGGTACACAGCGGCGGGGTAATTTTTAAATCTATCCAATGTACATAATGATTGGGCAACAACTTGGCTATTTTAGCATATAATATTTCCCAATCCGGTTCCGATGAATCTAACCATCTTGCAGCCGCCCAATCACCATCCCAGTTATAATGTCGATATAAATCTTTCGAAAAATATTTTATATCTGTTACAGATGGTCCCATAGTCCAGCGTCCGGGCAATAATTTTTGATATACATCTATCTCACTAGGAGATAAAAACTTGTCATCTCTAACTAATATATTGGGATTCACAGTTATCCTTTAATAAATTTTTAATTTGTTGTGTATTCTCAAACCATGCAGAAAAATCATTGGCCGGAATTTCATAATTATAAGTAAGCCAAATATAATAATTAACTACCGCTTGTGTCCATAACGATAATCCACTAATATCCATAGGAATATCTTGTTTTACGGATTTAATAATATTTTGTGCAGTAATTACGGGCTGTGTGTATTCCGTATTGCTTATTGCCCAACTATCCCATAGTAGAGAAAAGTTATCTACTTCTATGCCAAATTGTGTTAACCGCTGCCAGAATAGCCGATAATCAAGAATATCTTCAATCATAAGATTGCTGTCATTGTTTGGTTTCCATTGATTTCTTAGATAATGATCTTTAAGATATAAGAAATATTTTTCTCTAATAGCCCAGTCTTCATTACTTTTCCAGTTAATATCATCAGGCTGTATCTCTTTCTCAAAATCTAATTGTTGTGCTTTAATTATCATAGTTTTTGCCACAACAGGCCAAGAAAAATCTGAATAACATATTTTAATAGTTTGACTATCTGGAAATGTGTTTCTAAAACTTTCTGTCTCATTGTTAATACCGTTATCAATCAATACTGAATAATTTTTAGATTGATCAAACTCGAATTGATATGTTTCTGGATCATGAAAATATTTTGGTACTGCTAATTTAAAATTATGAAAATTTCCATTTTTAGCTGGATGTGCATCGGTATCTGTTGTTTGATGAAAATTTTTACCATGCAGTGTTAGCACCACATTTACAAAATGTCCAAACCCACCGCTCGGATACCAAATGCAATAAATCATAGATTTTGATATATCTTCAGTAACAGTTTTGGATCATAAAATTCACTGTCGATATTGGTTAGTTGATCTGTTACAATCTGATCGACACTTTCGAACTTCACCTCCCCCGGAGCCATATCCGTATCTACCGCAGCATTCTTGCTTGGCATCAATGCCATATCTCTAAGTTGATAATCTTTTACGAAAGTTTCTTTTATAAAGTTAGCTTCTTCGTAGCTGATATCAATATCAAGCTCGACTCGTACATGCATATTGGGCGCTAACAACTTAGGTGCTTGATCAATAACTGAACTTAGCTTTAACACACGATACAGTGGTTGTCCCGGCCAGGCATGATATACCGGTGCCTTGCCCCAATCCAACACCATCATGCCACGTGCATCATCCCCAGCATCGGCAAAGTTATGTGGGAAGCAATTTCCGATGTAGTTGATGTTACGCTGTTTCTGTCGCAAATGGAAATGGCCAGAAAACACTTCATCAACACCACCAAAGTGTTCGGCCTGTATCTCACCATGATCCGGCATCTCTACCATGGCATTCATCTTAAAATGTGGCAGCTCAAAATGCCCAAATACATATTTGGCACTGAGCTTGGATATCTTTTTATGATCATCCCCAACCAGCCACGGAGCAATGATCACATCACCATCCTTGAACCAGTCATTAACAATATGAATGTTGGGTATGTGCTTTGCCCATTCGGCGCCATGAATATCCCGACGATCACGATAATATAAATCGTGATTGCCGGGAATAAAATAGAATCTATCAAATGCAGCACTGAGCTTCTCTAACGCTCGAACAGAGAATTGCAAAGTTTGCAAGTTTATGGATGCACGATGATTGTGCCAGTCTCCGGTAAACATGCCGGTCTCACAACCCTGTTCTTTGGCTGTGGCAATAAACCAATCAACAAACGTATCACAATCTGTATTATGTTGCAGACTGTTATTTTTCAGACCGTAGTGAATATCGGTCATCACCGCAACTTTTTTAAATAAATTACTCATCCATCAATTATACATTATACATCAAGCAAGAGCAAATGTATTTTCGCCATTTCAAATCTCCCTGAAAGATTCAGCAGTATGATCAATGACGGTTACCGGCATTATCTCGCGCGCTCGTTTTCCGGAATTCTGCCTTGTCCAACTAGGATCGAGCCCATTCATTTCTAAAATATCATCTCGAATATTCTGATTCTTCTTTTCTAGATTTAATATCCGAGTAAATGAATTTGTTATAGCAGCAGTATAATATGCGAACGGATTCTGGCTACGACTCTCATCAAACTGTAGTCCAATCTGACTAAGCTGGAGCAAGGCCTGGCCGCGCATTTCTTCGTTGTAGGTATATCCCCGCCAGTTGCTTCTTGTGCCATATCGTTCGCAAAGCTTGAGGAACATGGTGGCAAGTTTGCGGGTCATCGCACCATGCTCTTTGCTAAATTCCCCAGTTTCAAAGTCACCACGCCAATGGCTCTTGCCCACTTGGAATGGAAGTTTATCAGCATCAAGTCTATAGTGATAAAATGGTGGAAAGTTTAATCTCATGCGAGTATCATCTAGCACTGGAATATCCAGCAATTCATCCACAGGATTTTCATCAGCGGCGTCAAACTCAAGGATATCTTCAATTTTTTGTTTCTTAAGCTGACTTTTGGGAATTTTCTTAACTGCCATGGGTATGTGTTCCCAACAGGTCACACGAAAAACCAGCTCTGTGTGCAGGATCTTCTTTGGATTAATAACTTGCCCTGTTTCACGCTTGATGCGATCTGCACGGTTGCGCCTGGCTTCAGCCACAGAACGCACATTGATCTTGCTTAAACTAGGAAGTATGATATCGTATTGATGATCATTTACTGGATCTGAGTATGTGCAATAATTGTTTTTACTTAAATGTATTTCTTTAAGAATATCGCGATTATTTAGATAATTTACTCTGGGTGAGGTGCGCGGTAATGCTGTGGCCACTGTGAATCTCCTTAATAAGTTATTGATTATAACAGGTTTTTTATACTTGTCAACCAGTTTCTTTAAGACCGTGGTATTTATTTTGATTAAATACATACATGCAAACTGAACTCGACACAGCACCCCCTATAGCACCACCAATTACTAAACCCACAGTTAAAAACAAAACGGTGTTAATTGATGGTATGCGTATGAATGTATTACATATACCAAAAGCATTGCGAGTAAAAATAAAACCAATGCCTGTGCAGCGTATGTTAATTCTGGGGAAAGGAACCGTGGTATTAGAAAATAATGGCAGAATTATAAAATATACGGCACCTGTTCATATTGTACTTGATGCAAATTATTACTATACTGCAACCACGTTAGACGATACACTACTGTACGAATCGATGCCAACAACAGAAACTACCATTGCAAAATTAGATAAATCGCCAGGGGAACGGGTGATAGAATTCTTGCCGGAACATTTCTTCAGCGAAGGCGTATATGCTAGAAAATGGGAAATTCCAGCAAATACTCAAGTACCCACCCACAAACATGTTTATGATCATATGAGCATATTGGCCAAAGGACATGTTACAGTAACAGCAGATGGAAATACTGTAGAATATACTGCTCCGGCTGTGCTTGATATAAAGAAAAATATGGAGCATACTATTAGAGCATATGAAGATTCGATATGGTTTTGCATCCACGCCACGTCAGAGACCGATGTTGACCGTATTAAAGAAGACACAATAATAGTGGAGGATCAGTAATGTCCTTCATTACAGGAATACTTGAGTTTATCGCTGAGGAGGCGCCGGCAGTAGCAGAGTTTGTTGCAGAGAATGTTCCGTCCTTTGATGAATTTAGCACAATTACCGAGGCGGTTACTCAGCAATTGGGCGATCCCGGAGACTTTGGTAGTTACCTCGGTACTGCATATGAAACAGTTGCATCCGCCGCGCCAGATTTTGCACAATTTGAACAATATCTTGGCGCAGATGCATTGCAAACAACAGCAGATACATTTGGCGCCGTCGGCGATGCACTGGGCGAAGGAGTTGCTGGTGCTGCAACTAATTTTCTAAACGAAGCTGCCGGTATTGATATTGGTGCACTTGGCGAAGGTGTACTGGGGGATGCAACCAATTTTCTAACCGACGCAGTAGATTTACAAGCATACGCCAATGATCTGATCGCATCTGTCGAAGCAGGACAATATTCCATAGGCGATAAACTTAGCTCAATCGCCAGTAGCTTATCAACAAAAGTATCGGACTATATAGCAAACGAATTACCCAAACAAGCAACTACCTTTGCCAAGAATCAGTTGGTAGCAGCAGCAAAATCTGTAGTAGCATCCACATTTGGAGACACCCCGGCGGGAAAAGCAGCAGCAGCCGCACTAAACAGAGGCATAGATAAAACAGCCAATGCAGTAGTTGCCAACTCCACAAGCTACGGAATACTTGGAACAAGCACAAGTGCATTCAGTGTAAATGATGCGCCTGCAGCCACCATTCCTCAAGGCACAGCATTTGACGATGAAGGCAATTTGAATCCTGGATGGACCTTACGTGAAGACGGTTCTCCAGTATTCCTAGGCGGAGGATTTCAAGACAGTACCGGAAAATTTCTCTCCCCACCCCCTGCTCCTGTGCCAAACACCGGCTTTGGATTTACAGTTGATGGTGTATTAAAAAGTGGATTTGCATTAGTAGATGGTGTAGTGCAAGATCTTCGTAAATTATCAGTTACAGACATAGCCAAACTTGTGGATGCGCAAGCTGCCGGCCTTGTTAATGTTGTTGTTGGTGCAGCAAACTCGGTATTGGCAATAGGGGCCACACCGGTTGATGCTGCTATTGCTGGGCTGACAGCCTCTGGCATATCAGCAGCAGCCGCCGCACTATTGGCACCAATTACTCCGGGTGGCAATATCGCCGCAGCCGCTGTGGCTGCTCTAGATAAGACCGCAGCTTTAAGAAATTTAGCGCAGCAACAAGCAACACAGGCCGCACAAGGATTAGACAATGCCACAACTGGAGATTGGCGAGTTCGTCTTAGCCTTGCACCAGAGGCCGACTATCTCTATAATGCAGCAGCCGTGGGCACTATACTAGCACCATTAAAAAACACAGGCGGAGTTATATTTCCATACACACCCGCTATCAGTACCGCATACAAAGCTGATTATGAACCGTATTCATTGACACATAGCAACTTCAAAGGATACTTTTACAAAAGTAGCTATGTTGATCCAATTAATATTAAAGCAACATTTACAGCACAGGACACTGCCGAAGCTAACTATTTACTGGCAGTGATACATTTTTTCCGTTCAGTAACAAAAATGTTTTATGGGCAAGATGCAAACCGTGGTGCACCACCTCCATTGGTTTTTCTTACTGGATTGGGGCAATATCAATTTAACAAACATCCGTGTGTGGTAGCTTCGTTTGATTATTCATTACCAGCAGATGTGAACTATATACGATCGAGCAGTGTATTCAACGTTAATGGAACCAACACGCTTACCGCAAGAGAAACTACAAGTACAGCAAGCAATCCGTTGAGCTATACAATAGAGCGTCTTAGAAATCTTGGGCAAGGTATAGACCCAGGAGCACAAAAAGCTCCTGCTGCAGGTCCTGCCTTTGTACGCATATTGGGGCAAGTTTCATCACAAGATCCACCATCAACATATGTTCCCACTAAAATAGAGATTAGTATTCAATTATACCCAATACAATCGCGACAGCAAGTAAGTCAAGTATTCAGTTTAACTGAATTTGCAAATGGTAATTTGCTAAGAAAAGGATTTTGGTAATGGCAGACTACACATCGACTAGCCCATATTACGCAACTGGATATACCCAGTTCTATCTTAGTCCAATGGTTAATAGACCTATCCCTAAGCAATCCGATGATTTACAAATGATAATAACACAGGTTTATCAATATCGTCCTGATCTGTTGGCATTTGACCTATATAGTAATCCGGGCTTATGGTGGGTATTTTATCAACGCAATCCAAATACATTGGCTACACCTCCATTAGATTTTGCTGTAGGTGTTAAGATATTTTTGCCTAAAATTTCTACTTTACGTGCAACACTAGGATTTTAAATGTCAGTTAACGGCTATCAGTGGAGCGATTTTACTCCGGCACAAATAAAATATCTTCGAGACGAGATGGATAAGATAGGGTTAGCTGACAGACTATTTGTTGATGCAAATAGTTTTAATAGTTTACCATTGGCAAAAAGACAAGCCTTATTTGTCGATCTTGCAAAATTAAACATTGTGTCAAAAGAGATCGACCAACTTAAAGAAGAAATCAAACTTGATACCGACATCAAAGCGGCTGTGGCACCACCAACACAGTCTACAAATCCTGTGATTGTTGCGCAAGACGACAAGGGAACAGCAAGTACAGGACAAGTCACACAAGACGCACAAGCAGCGACCGATGATGGGGCTCGAACTCAAGCGCCTGCACCACCACAACAACAAGTTGACAACGATGGCAAAGTGGGTGTGGCACCTTCTACTACTACCGCAGGAACTAATGCCATACCATCTGTGGGCGTTGATGGAATAACATTTGGAACCGACGCCGCAACACGACCAGTAATACAAACACAAGCGACTACAGATACTCCAAATATTCAGATTAGAAATCCTCCTCCACCACCCAGGGTGCGCATGGCAGCAAGCACCGGCGATGATGATATTGCAGTAATGCCCGAAATAGCAAAACCTATAACGAAAATAGGGGTCGGTGCCGGTAACGCTGATAATGTTATACCTAATAGAAATGCTACACTAATTGAAATCGATAATATCTTTAATCAAAATCAACAGATAACACCCCAACCTAATGTGCTTGATCAATATGCTAGTTATACCTACAATGCATCTGTATATCTTTTAAGTCCGACTGATTATGCAAACATGATGAAAGAAAAAAAGGCAACGTTGCGCGGAGCACAGCTATTGTTTCAAAGCGGGGGAGCAACAATCAATACTGTTGATGATCAAATTGGGCGTAATAAATTTTTTAAGACAGATTATTATATTGATACCTTTTCACTAAAATCTCAAATTGCCGGCCAAGGTACGGGTGCTGCACATAATACAAATGAATTTATCATGACGGTAATCGAACCGTATGGTATAACTTTTCTTTCTAATTTAAAGAAAGCTGTGAATGAATTTTTAGGAACAATCGGAGATAAAGATAATAGTTATACTTCCCAAATATATCTTTTAGCAATAAGATTTTATGGATATGATCAAAACGGGAAGTTGGTTCGCGGTGGCAATGCCAACACGACCATTGCACAAGGAACCAATGCCACACCTGGCGGGACAGATTCTATAATTGAAAAATTTTATCCTTTTCAATTAAATGAAGTCCAATGGAAGATTGCCGGCAAAGCAGTTGCATATACCCTGAAAGCTGCCACCCCAGCTACTCAAATTGCAGCAAGCTCTGACAGAGGAACAATTAAATTTGGTATAGAATTAAGTGGTATTACTCTATCTCAGGCATTTTCCGGTACCACCGAGATTCGATCATCTGGAACAACCGAGAGTCAATCATCTGATATCGCAGCAAGACAAAGACTTCCTACATTTACCGGTCAAGTGTTTAATCCGCAACTTGGTACAGCAACTGGACAGGTCAATGCAATTTTTGCGCAAACAAAGGTAGCAGGGGCAGTAAATACACCACCGCCAAATGCAGCAGCAGCACCAACAACTACAAAAACAGTGCGTCGTGGATTAATGGATGCAATGAATCAACAACAATTAGATGCGGTGGGTAAACAGATAACATATCCTGATCGTTATTTTATAGAATTCACAAATCCTGCTATTGCAAACGCATTGATTAAAGCCTCAGGATCTGTCGATAAAACAAAAACAGCCATGATCTGTGGCCCATACGATACAGTTAATTTTGATCCAAGAACACAGTCAATGAATATTAACTCATACAATTTAACTATTACCCCAGGTCAACAACTTGTACAAGTAATTGAATTAATTACACGTAATAGTACCTATATAAAAGATCAGCAAACTGTTGATGTTGCCGTTGGTAGTGATGGAAAACAAACACTTAAACCAATAGCAGGCGCCGGCAAACATGCATTAAGTTGGTTTAAAATTGGGATGAAAGCGGTGCCAAATAGTCCAATGGATCCATTGCGACACGACTATGCATATGACATCACATACACATTAAGCTTTTACAAATTAGCAGAATTAACAAGTAGTTATTTTGTGAATGACCTAGCATTTCCAGGAGTGCATAAATCTTATAATTATTGGTTTACGGGCGAAAATACATCAGTTATAAGCTTTGAAAATACCATGGACGCACTCTATACCCAGACCATAACATCTAACGTACCCAATGGCGAAATACAAAATGCAAATTTATTAAATTCGCTAGTTAAACGCAATTCGCAGCCACGTAGCGATGCCAGCAGCTTCGGCTCCGATGGCCGCGTAAACGAAGCGGCAGCTAACGCAGCAGACGAATTATACAGTCCAGCTGTTTGGAACGAAGCAAAACTGAATATTGTCGGAGATCCTGCCTGGTTACAGCAAGGCGAAGCATCTGTAGGATTGGCTCCATCAGTATATTTTAATCCATTTTTACCTGATGGCACTATTAACTTTGAAAGTCAGGAAATATTATTTGAAATAGCGTTTAACAAACCCACAGATTATGATCTTCAAACTGGACTTATGGATGTTGGCGCAAATAACTTCGGGATTGATCCAATTATTGGACGTACTCCCGGAAAATCCGGACCAGGACGCGCAGCACAGAATTATGTGTTTAAAGCACGAGAAGTTCTTAGTGAATTTAAGCAAGGAAAATTTACACAAACAATTATGGGTGCCGGACTACGGATGTCCCACACAGATGTAAATGCCGATATCGCTCTCGATAAAGAAGCAGCCGATTTACGCCTGATGCTTGCTGAAAATGCAAGAGTCGGCACAACGTCAACTGTGGTTGCAGCTGGGATTAATAATTTAGTATCAGCATCACAGGGAGATGTACGTAAAAGCGACAATGCTATAGCAGCAACCGCAGCAACACCAAGTATTGCTGCGCAACCAAAACCCCCAACGTCTTTTGGTCAGTTTATTGGTACAGCAAGCGCTCAACTACAAAATACATTAGGGCAGGCGCTTCTACCAACCGCCAGGGCAGCCGGCAATGTCGTAACCAAAAGTGTAAACGATGCAATTAACTCAGCAACCTCACCACAGATAGTAAATACTCCATCACAAGTAATGGCAGCAACCGATGATGCATATTCTCAAGTAGATCCTAATGCTAGAGAAGACAATACAGATCTTATACAAACCGATGGAGTCGGGCCGCAAGATACACAAACAACTACCTTAAATGAAAACTCAGATATCGGCGGATTATAATATGATTAACAAGGATACACATGGGATATAATAGTCAACGCAGCAGAGGTAGACCACCAGCATACAAATACGACCGCGGCGGCGTTCCTGCAGAAATGGGACCATTTATCGGTATTGTTGTTAATAATATTGATAATACACGCAATGGTAGATTGCAAGTCGCTATACAAGAATTTAATGCTATCAATGCCGACGGAACCCCTAATCTAACAGATATAAATCTTTGGCGTACAGTAAGTTATTGTCCACCATTTTACGGAGCCACACCATTCAATGGCGATATAGGATATACGGCCGAAACTCCAGGAGTAGGCACATTTCCGGGAAATAGTTCCAGTTACGGTATGTGGTTTACTCCACCAGATCTTGGTGTTAGAGTATTATGTTTCTTTGTTGGTGGTGACCCAAGCCAAGGATACTATACCGGATGTGTGCCTGAACCAGGTATCAATCACATGATACCAGCAATTGGATCAAGTAGTAAATATTCTATTTCTAATAATGCACAGACAACTTCGTTTGTACGTGCTAAATTATTACCAGTTACTGAAATAAATGATTACAATACTGCTATAAGTGATAATCCAAGATTCTTTGATCAAATTAAACCAGTTCAAAGCGTAGTAGCAGCTATATTGTTTCAACAAGGATTAGATCGAGATATTATACGTGGTCCTATTCGCAGTAGCAGCCAACGAGAAAGTCCTAGCACAGTATATGGAATCAGCACCCCAGGCAAGGCTATCTATAACGGCGGGCTTGATACTAAAACTATTCGTGGGAAATTAGAACGTGGTGAGCTTAAACCGCAAGATATTAAAGTAGTAGGCCGACAAGGCGGGCATACCTTTGTAATGGACGATGGTGATCTCGACGGCGCCGACACATTAATACGCATACGCACAGCCAAAGGCCATCAAATAACCATGAGTGATGATGGAGATTGTTTCTTCATCACCCATGCCAATGGGCAGACATGGATGGAGTTTGGCAAGCAAGGTACGGTAGATGTATTCTCCACAAACAGTGTGAATATACGTACCCAAGGTACTCTGAATCTACATGCTGATAAAGACATAAACATGTATGCCGGCGGCAAAATTAATATTAAAAGTAAAGATAATCTACGTTTAGAAAGCGATGCAACAATGACGGTGTATGCTGAAAAAAAACTGTTGTTGTATAGCAAAACAGAAATCGGAATCAACAGCGGAGGCAAATTAGGAATAAAGAGCAAGGGGGGTGGATGGAATGCGTCGGGTTCATTAGATTTCAAAGGATCACCAATCAATTTAAATGGTGGTAGCCCACCATCTGTATCATCGGCCACAGCATTAAAAGGATTTAAACTTGCCGACACAAGTTTAACCGCGCAAGGGTGGAAATCGCAAAACGGAATACTACCAACTATTGTGACACGAGCACCGACACATTCACCTTATCCATATGCCAATCAAGGAGTTAATGTAACTAGCAATTTAAACGTTGCAGCAACCACAACGACTACTAGTTCAGGGGCGGTATCCACGTCAACAAATACGGTAGTTAATTCAAATACCGGTGCAGTATCAACAGGTACTACGGGCGCAACAGGTACTCCAATCGCAACAGGTACTCCAATCGCAACAGTAAAGGCAGTAGAATATATTGATAATATACCATTATCTAATCCACTTACTGTAGAAGCATATATTAAAGAACCACCAGCAAGTCAATCAATAGGACAATCGATATAACATGTTTACAGCTCAACAAGTTACTGCACTAACGGCACAAACTGCTGTAGCGTCTGCCATTGGTGCATACGATGTCAATGGTGTGTTATTGCCAGATTGGCAATTAAATGACAGCAATGATCCAGTATATCTCGGAGCCGACATAGCCACACGAGGTGTTGGAGTATATGGGCAAAGCCCTGCAGCATTAACGCTTACTGGATTTTTAAAACCGGGAACGATCGACACATATTTGCAAGATCCCGCAGATACACTTACGGTGCTGCTACAATCCACAGTATGGACGGGATTGCTAGGAATAACATCGTTATTAGACTATTTAAATTTTCCCTTAATACAAAATTTAGCACAACAGGCTTTGTTACAAGGAAGTTATCAGGGATTAATTGATACTGGCATGATGACCGGCGATGAAAGCGCGCGATTCCAAGCTGCCTTAGTGCAACCTGCTGCTCAATATGGGGTAGATGCTGTTATTGCTTGGATAGTAGGAGTATCACCTCCGGATATGATCGGTAAAATACAAATGGCTGCAAGGCAAGGGCAGTATGCTATAGATTTTGTTGAATCGTATTCTGCACAACTTAATGTGGCTCCATCACTATCTGGATATGATAACACTGTACAACGTCAAGATCTTGATCAGCTAGTTTCAAATATAATCGGAAATGCAAAAATACCCGACATCATATATTCTGATGCAGCAGCAGTACTAGCCGTTACTCCTATGTTAACAGACGAAGATGGAATTTTCCGTTTCGCTCCAGACAATCCTTTGAGGAAATAAATAAAGTATCATGACAACATTTATCGGATTCAATACACAAGATCAATTCAAAAAATTTACTTTGCTTGATAATGAGCTTATTAAACGAGATTTACTTAATGCTTTAAATATTCGTCATGGACAGTTAGTGGGCCGACCAGCGTACGGCACTAGTTTATGGGATAATCTATTTGAAAATCAAAATGCCGACACACAGCGCACTATAACTCAAGAATTACAACGAGTTGTAGGGGGTGATCCTAGGGTGCAGATCAGCGAATTACAGCTATTCCCACAAGAAAATGGAATGTTAATACAAGTTGAGCTAGTATTCGTTCCTGGTACCAATGCAGAGAGCTTGGCAATATTTTTTAATCAAAATTTGGGTCAAGCCAGTTACGTATAAATCAGCTGATTAATATGTCCATAAATAACTGACTATGGCAAAGACAACAAGACAAACAGCAATATTTGGGGTTGAGGATTGGAAAAGAATCTATCAAACCTATCGTGAGGCAGACTTTCAAAGTTACGATTTTGAAACGTTGCGTAAAAGTTTTGTGGACTATCTACGCCTTTATTACCCTGAAACTTTTAATGACTACATAGAAAGTTCAGAATTTATCGCCATACTTGATGTGATGGCATTCATGGGACAAGCCCTTGCATTCCGCACAGATTTAAACACACGTGAAAATTACATGGATACAGCCGAACGCAGAGATTCTGTTGTTCGACTGGCTAATCTTGTAAGCTATACACCTAAGCGCAATAGTGCTGCCGAAGGATATCTCAAAGTATTCTCTGTGCAAACTACAGAAAATGTTACAGACATCAACGGTATCAATCTCTCTAATGTCACAGTCAATTGGGCCGATCCTACAAATTTAAATTGGCAGGAACAATTCACAGCAATCATTAATGCATCTATGGTTAACACTCAGCGTGTTGGCCGTCCGGGAAATCGTACTACCATATTAGGAGTACGCACCGACGAGTATAGTATTAACTTGGTTCCGGGCTACTTGCCAGTAATCCCATATACCGCCACAGTTAATGGTATAAGCATGCCATTTGAAGCGGTTACAAGTACCGCACTTAACAAAGAATTTATTTACGAGCCTGCACCAAAACCAAATGGCGTATTTAATATGTTATTTCGTAATGATCAACTAGGATTCGCCAGCGCCAATACCGGCTACTTCTTTTTATTCAAACAAGGTGCATTGCAGAATCAAGATTTTAATCTGTCTGAACGTATAAGCAACAGGACTGTTAACATTAATATTGAAGGTATTAACAACGAAGATATTTGGTTATATCAATTAGATAATGTGGGTTCTATTAAATCCGAATGGCAGTACGTTGAAAGCGTATATACCTCTGCAGCAGTGCAGGAAGGCGCACGTTTAAGAAAACTATTTTCTGTCGCAAGTAGAACTAATGATCAGATCACATTAAACTTTGGTGATGGGGTGTTTAGCGAAATCCCAGTGGGACAATTCCGTAACTATGTACGTGCCAGCAATGGGCTTGAATATATTATCAACCCTGAAGAAATGCAAGCAGTTAGTCTGCCTATAAGTTATGTCAGCAGAACCGGACAACTCGAAACTATTACATTTACCTGTGGTATTACACAGCCAGTATCTAATGCACAAGCAAGAGAAACTATCGACGAAATCAAGCAACGTGCTCCGGCTAGATACTATACACAGAATCGCATGGTCAACGGCGAAGATTATAATAATTTCCCATTTACTGCATATAATAGTATTATAAAAAGCAAAGCATTAAATCGTAGTAGCATCGGTACCAGTCGATATCTAGATCTAGTAGATAACACCGGAAAGTATTCCAGCACAAATATTTTTGGTAGTGATGGAGCATTGTATGAAGAAAACACATTGCCAACATTCTTATTCACCTGGGCAACCACAAACGAGATTAATGATATTATTGTTAACCAAGTACAGCCACTCTTAGCTGCTTCTCAAATGCAGCAGTTTTATTATGCGAATTTTCCTCGCCCAGATCTTGTAACACTTGCAATTACTTGGCATCAGAGTACCACACTAATAAATGAAACTACTGGATATTTTGTAAACAGTCTTGGTGCACCTGCACCAGTTGGTAGCTATACAAGCGATAATAAAAAATATATACAAGTTGGATCATTAGTAAAATTTATACCGCCAGCTGGTTATTACTTTGACTCAAATAATAGATTACAACCAGGAACGCCGCTTAGGTCCGACGAAAAATTAATACTATGGGCAAGTCCATCTGCTGTAATAGGGGATGGTACAAATCAAGGTACTGGTAATTTAGCAAATGGTACAGGGCCTGTTGCGCTGAATAATTTTATACCAACTGGGGCAATTGCCACACAGGTTATTCCATTGTTCATAACAGATCTGCCAGCTGCATTTGAGAAAAGTATGCTGGATCAAATTGTATTGCAGCGTAACTTTGGTATAGGATTTGACAGCCTAGGAACCATTACCGGAGTGCCCGGCACTTGGTATCTTATCACTTCTACCAATCTTGATCAAGGTGCTACCTGGAGCCAAACAAATGCCGGTAGTACTGCCGGTGTCGGCAGTGATGCAAGCTGGGTAGTAGAATTTTTAACCGACGGTATTACCTACACAACAACTGCCAGAGCATTAGATTATATATTTGGTAGTGTATTACAAACTAGATTTTTCTTTTACAGCAATCAAGCCATATATGATTCACGCACCGGCACAGTAATCAAAGATTTTATCAAGATATTAAAATCTAATAGTCTTCCGGATGTTTCTGCCTCATTTCCCAGTGATATTGATGTTACTATCGTAGGGCAGCCAGTTGAGAGTGATGGATATGTGGATGATTATCAAGTGCTAGTATCATTCCAAGATTCTGATGGTGACGGTGTGCCCGATAATCCAGATTTCTTCACAGAAGTAGTAGCGCCGGATGTTTCATCAAATCTTAAATTAGTATTCTTGCAAAGAACTGTGGACTTTGATAATCTCGAACGCTATCTATTAGTTGAAAGCGGTATAGTTAATTCCGAATATGCTACTATGAATGCCATAGAGCTTGTTAAAAATTCATATGTTGCTGGTCAGATATTCTACGCATATACTGCGGCACTATTTTACACACTTGTGATTGATCCAACAACAGGAGTTAGATCGCTAGTACTACGAAATGATTTTATTGCCAGGACTGGTCGCCAGGACTTATATTTCCAATACAGACACAATAGTCCTTTAACCAATTTAATAGACCCTGGGACAACAAATATCATCGATGTATATGTAGTAACACAAGAATATTATAGTCAATATCAAAATTATATCAAAGATATAACTGATACCGTATCAAAACCAGTACCTCCTACTATTAATTCTTTAACAACTACATATAGTGGCTTGCAAAACTATAAAATGTTATCAGATACAATGATATTAAATTCTGTAGAATTTAAACCTCTATTTGGTGTCAAAGCAGCAAAAGAATTGCAAGCCACTATTAAGGTTATAAAAGCATATGGTAGCAATGCAAGCGTAAGTGAGATTAAGAATCTTGTCATAGCCAATATGGATAATTATTTTACGTTAGATAAATGGGACTTTGGTGATACATTTTATTTTTCAGAAATGGCAGCATATCTACATGCGCAGATGGGTAGTATCATTAGTTCTGTTGTGCTCGTACCATTGAATTTACAAAAGAGTTTTGGCGATCTATATGAAATTAGATCAGCACCTAATCAGATATTTGTTAATGCAGCCAATATCAACAGCGTTGAAGTAATTGAAGCGTTGACCAGCACTAATTTACGTACTGCCCCAGGCAGCGGAGTCATATAATGGCAAGAACTCGTACAGTAGATTTTTTACCTGAGATATTTCAAACACCAGTAAATCGTCAATTCTTGTCAGCAACATTAGATCAACTTGTACAAGAACCAAATTTTAAAAAGATTCAGGGATTTGTTGGTCGCACCATTGGCCCAGGAATAAATCCCAACGATAACTATGTACAAGAAACTACAGATACACGCGCCAACTATCAATTAGAACCGGGAGTTATAATTACCAAACCCGACTCTACCGATATATCCGATGCTATAACATATCCTGGTATTACTGATGCCTTGGCATTACAAGGTAGTTTAACTACCCGTGCCGATCGACTGTACACTAGCGAGTATTACGCCTGGGATCCATTTGTAGATTTTGATAAATTTGTAAACTATAGCCAATACTATTGGTTGCCAAACGGCCCGGATAGTGTTGATGTGTTTTCTGAAAATGTACCGAGTACAGATAATTTTGTTGTCACACGAGCAAATGGTGTTTACACATTCTCGGGCGCAACGGGAACTAATCCAACACTAACATTAGTACGTCAGGGCAACTATTCATTTACTGTGGCTCAAAATAATAAAGAAGATGTTAACTATCGTGTTACAAATGCTGGCAATTCTGCATACGTAATAGATTATATTAATAATCCTACGCTAACTCTTGTGCGCGGCAATACCTATGCATTTGATCTAAGCCTGCGTGGTGCTTATAGATTTTGGATTAAAACTGCACCCGTGCTTGGTCAAGGGCAAACATACGACTCTGGAGTTACTAACAATGGAGCATTTGAGCAAACTGTAACTTTTGTTGTTCCTCAAGACGCACCCGACACCTTGTATTATACCAGCGACACAGAAATGAACATGAATGGTGTTCTAAATATCGTCGATGGTACCGCTGGAACCGGTCCAGGATTTTGGATACAAACAACACCGGGGGTAAATGGAAGATTACCAACAGCACCAAATATCAGTAGTAGAGATGTTCTTGGTGTTATTAACAACGGCGAAGATCTTGGTATAGTTCAATTTAATGTACCAGCAAGCACAGCACAGAATTTTTATTATAACCTTCCTGTAATTGCTGGTGGTGTGGTTAATCTTGTAGTTCCGACCTTAAAGTTTAATCAAATCAATAACGTATATGTGGCTCCTTTTTTGGAAGAAAATGGCAGCATTGATGGTATTACTGAACTTAATGGTAAAACTATTATATTCCTTAATCCTATTGCTGATCCGGAGGATGGTGGTTGGCAAATAACCACACAGTTTGATCCATTGCCGCCAACAGCCACTCCAGGATTACCGGGCACATTTGATACTACACTATTTGATCAAGTTACGAATATCGATAGTCAAGCACAACGATATAGTGTATGGCAGATACGATATGTGTATGATGCCGGCGGACTGCCATACATGGTGCTTAATAGTGTTGAGCCAGTTAATAATCTTGAAAAATTCAGTATTAACTACGGTACGCAATATTCTAGCACCAATTGGTATAAAAATGCCGAAGGATACTTTGAACAGATACCGTTGTTGTCAGCGATACAAAATACATTATATTATCAAGATGGTACCGATCCAGAAATCTTCGGTAGAATACGCTTAATCGATCAGACAAGTTCTGATATCCTTGACATAGATGAAATCATCGGGCAAAAAAACTATACAAGTCCAAATGGTGTGGCCTTTTCCAATGGATTAAAAGTACGATTTATCGGAGCAGTAACTCCTGCAATCTATCAAGGTCAAACATATTATATCGAAGGAGTTGGCACAGCAATTAAACTATTGTCAGTGGATGATTTTGTAACTCCAGAAATCTATGTACAAAGTATAACCGATTATTCAAGTCTTAATATACCAATGGTACCAGATTATCTTACTATTAATCGTGCCAGCCCAGATTTAAACCCTTGGACACGTAGTAATCGTTGGTTCCACATCGATATTATTAATGCATCAGCAACCTATAATAACACTAATCCGGTTGTTGATAATGCGTTCCGCGGTCGCCGCCCTATATTAGAATACCGTGCCGGCACTCGATTATATGATTACGGTACACAAGGAAAACAACCAATCGATATAATCGATTTTTCTAGTACTGATGCTTTAAGTAATATCAATGGATCGATTGGATATAGTACAGATGGATATACATTTGTAAGTGGTACAAGAGTAATATTTGCTGCTGACACAAATCCTGCAGTACGAAACAAGATATATGAAGTTACATTTATTGTACCAGACACTGTGCCACCATTAATTGCACAACCTATTATAAATTTAGTTCTGGCAGCAGATTCAGATGTGCTAATAGACCAGGTTATAGTATGCCTTGCTGGAGATACAGTACAAGGTAAGAGTTTTTGGTATGATGGTGTTGAATGGATTAATGCACAACAAAAAATTAGTGTTAATCAAGCACCGTTGTTTAATATATACGATATTAGCGGTATTAGTTTTAGTAATAAAGACAAATATCCAAGCAGCACATTTGTTGGCAGCAAGTTATTTTCCTATGCAACTGCATCAGGTACAGTTGATCCCGTTTTAGGGTTTGCATTAAAATATCTTAGTCTTAATAATATTGGCGATATTGTTTTCGATAATAATTTATACACCGATACATTTGTTTATGTAATTGACAGTGTTAGCAGTGTAGAAAATATTAGTGAAGGTGTTGTTAGACAATACAGTAATCGTATATCATTTATTAAAGAGATTGGTTGGCAACCTGCTATAGAAAAAAGTAAGATACGTCAACAGTTTAGATTTAGCTATGATGGTGGCCCGTTGCGACTGGATATTAGAACGAATGATAACACCAGTGTTCCGGCCATACAATTATATGCCGGATCGGTATTTGTAAATCCTAGCCGATATACAGTTGCACGTACCAATACTGTTACAACTATAACATTATTAGATATCTATGTGCCCGGCGATATCATAGAAGTAGCAGCAATAAGTGACCAGACAAGCGGTGTAGGATTCTATCAAGTACCAGTTAATCTTGAAAATAATCCATTAAATCAAAATAGTCCAGTGCTTAGTCTTGGCACTATCCGCGCTCACTACGAAACCATAGGGGAGAATCTATTAGCTATCTCCGGTCCAATTAACGGAGCAAACAACACACGTGACCTCGGCGACATCATACCGTACGGTATGAATATCCTGCAACAAAGTGCGCCGATGACAATGGCTGGCTATTTTATGCGTAGCAAAGAATACAATATCTTTGCTGCACTTGATTTCAACAGTAGAGAATACATTAAATTTAAAAATCAATTATTAGATAATGTGATCCGTAACGATTATAGCGATGAGACAGTGGCTGGTATTTTAACCTCTGCATTTTCAGATATAAATGATGGTAAATCAAATTTAAATTCATTTTATTGGAGTGACATGTTGCCTGTTGGGTCGACCAATACCCAAACGGTTACGACATATACCGCAATATCAACACCAGTATTTGATCTAACAACAACTTATGATTTTACCGCATCAAACTATCAAGGGTTGTTGGTGTATGTAAATGACGTATTGTTAGCATTAAATTATGATTATATCGTGTCTACAGATGGACCGCGACTTACAATCACTATTCCGCTAGTAGTTGGAGATGTAATTACCATACAAGAATATGCAGCAACTTATGGTAATTACGTACCTAATACTCCTACCAAGTTAGGCTTATATCCTGCATATAAGCCAGAAATTTTTGTAGATGATACCTATGTAAATCCCACGGTAGTTATCCGCGGCCATGATGGCAGTATCACAGTTGCATTTAGTGATATACGAGATCAGATTTTATTAGAGTTTGAAACCCGTATATTTAATAATCTTAAAATTCGTTCCGCCATACCATTGCCTGCGACAGAAGTCATACCTGGACAGTTTCGTACCACAGACTATTCATTGTCAGAAATAAACGAGATATTATCAACAGATTTTCTAAGTTGGATAGGCTGGAATAAATTAAATTATTCTACACAGAATTATATCGCCAGTAATGAATTTACTTGGAATTATAGTGCAGCTGGCAATCGTTTAACTGGCGACACAAGTATTGGAGAAACACCATTATTGGGTGCTTGGCGCGGCATCTATAATTATTTCTACGATACAGACAGTCCGCAACGTACCCCGTGGCAGATGCTAGGTTTTAGTCAGATACCAGGCTGGTGGATAGATGTATATGGTCCGGGACCATACACACAAGATAACTTGGTGTTATGGGATGATCTAGCACTTGGTCTTGTTGCCGACCCTGCCGGCGAATATATTTTACCACAGTATGCAAGACCCCGATTAACCGAAGTCATACCAACCGGCACAGAAGGGCAGCTACTAAGTCCGTTTGACAGCGTAGTTGGTATGTATGAGTCTTCACAATTTCGTAAAAGTTGGGTATTTGGTGATGGTGGCCCAGTCGAGGCCAGCTGGATTAAGAGCAGTAGCTATCCATTTGCAATCATGCGCTTATTGGCGCTAACTCGACCAGCAGAATTCTTCAGTCTATTTGCTGACCGAGATCTTTACAAATATAATTTAGATTATAATCAATATCTTTACAACGATCGTTATCGTCTTGATGCCAATGGTATTCAAGTATATGGTAGTGGAGTTAGCAAGGCCAGCTACATTGATTGGATAGTTGATTATAATCAAGTATCGGGCCGCGATAGCTCTGCAAAATTAGCAGCCGACTTAGCCAGCTTAGATGTAAGATTATGTTATCGCATGGGCACATTTACAGACAAACAATATCTCAAAATATATACAGAAAAATCCAGCCCCAATAGTCAAAATAGTAGTCTATTGCTACCAGATGAAAGTTATAATTTATTATTATACAAGAATCAACCATTTGAGCGTATAATTTACAGTGCGGTTATTATACAAAATGCTGGTGATGGATATAGAGTACTAGGTTATAGCATAACTAATCCTTATTTTGAGATTCTTACCAGTCGTCCGGGTGGCCTGAAGACTACAATAAGTACCGGCGGAGAATCTGTTACCGTACCGACACAATATAGCGATGTTGTCACACAGGTTCCATACGGATATGTATTGGCAAATGCCACGATGGTTGTAGATTTCCTATTAAGTTATGGTGCATTGTTATCAAAACAAGGATTGTTGTTTGATGGCGTTGAAAATGGTCGTACACTTGATTGGAATCAAATGGCACAAGAATTTCTCTACTGGGCCAATCAAGGATGGAGTGACGGAAGTATTATAGGTCTTAATCCAGCAGCAGGTGCGCTAACCGCAATAAAATCACAAGCTATTGTTGATAGTATAGTGTTAATGACACAAGAAAATCTTGTGCTTGATCAAAATAGAACTACCGTACCTGCTCGTGATCTTATTGTGATTAGAGATGAAAATACGTTCACTGTTTCTACAGCATCTTCACAGACAATTTCATATCTTGATTTAAAATTTGTTAGTTACGAAAGCATGGTGGTATTAGACAATGTAAGTATATTCAACGACTTGATATATGCTCCAGTAACAGGCGCAAGACAAGGTAGAATAAATGTAGTTGCAACAGTTAGTGCTGATTGGAACGGTCAGCTAGATGCACAAGGATTTATATTAAACAACGATACTACTGTTACTGAGTGGCAACCTATTAGAAAGTATGCCAAAGGCGAAATTGTTATATACAAAAATAATTATTGGTCAGCACAAGGTATTGTACAACCCAGTGCTATTTTTAAATTTAGTGACTGGGTCAAGAGCGATTATACTAAGATACAACGTGGATTACTTGCTAATATTCCAAATAAAGCTAATCAATTGGCTAATAGTTATAATGTTAACGCTGCTAATTTAGAATTAGATAATGATTTATTAAGCTATGGCTTGATCGGATTTAAGCCAAGAACATATATGACTTCGTTAAATCTCGACGATGTAAGTCAAGTTAACGTGTATCAGCAATTCTTAAAAAGCAAAGGTACAAAACTCAGTATAGATCTGTTCGCTAATGCACAACTTGCTAAAGAAGTAGCAGAGTATGATGTTTGGGAAAACTGGGCAATACAGCGGGCAGTATATGGCGCCAATGCTAATCAAAGTTTTGTTGAATTTAGACTTAATGAAGCAATGCTTCGCTCTGACCCATCTCTAGTACAATTAATTAATCCTGGCGAAGCAACTATCGCAGATCAATCAATATTGCTAAATGAGGTATGGAGAGAAAGTTATAAACTTACATCTCCAAATTTCCTGCCCACTACATTTACTGTGCCAACCGATATAGCATTACCATCAGCTGGCTATGTTAACATTGATGACGTAGATATTACAGTTTTTTCTATTCAAGGACAACTTGGATTAGCACCCGGAGTTATTAGTACTATTGGTGTTGGCACCACAGTGTGGGCAGCGAAGAGTAATGATTATGATTGGAATATATATCGATGTGTTGCTGTGCCGGGCTTTGTTGCTGAAATTAGTAATAATCTTAACGGAACTAGCACAGTGATCTTTACAAAAGATCCTCAGCTTGCAGTCAATGATATAATAATTTTAAAGTTTGTTGATAGTACAGCAAATGGTGTTTATCGAGTATTGGCGGTGCCAGCAATCGGGTCTGTTGTTATTGATTTGCAAGCAACAGTTACCATAACAGGGCAAGGACTTGCATATTTCCTTCAGACTCAACGGGTGGCACAGGCAAGCGATGTTGCAAATTTACCGTATTCAACTGATTTACTTCCTGGTGCGCGAGCCTGGGTAGATAACAACGGGTTTGGACATTGGGAAGTGTTAGAGAAACAACAACCATTTGATACACGAGCATCATTGCAACCAGCAGATTTACCAACCGGAACCAAATTTGGATCTGCTGTAACACAATCGGTTAACCATACAGCAGCTCTAATTGGAATGTCGGGGTATAATAATACTGGTGCAATTTACACATATCTCACAGACAATCTAGGTAATTATGCTGAAAATACTTTATTAACATTAGGAGCAACTGGAACTAAAGGATATGGCAATGCCGTTGATACCGGAACCAACACTTGGAGTATTGCTGGTGCAAGTGCAAGCAATAATAATCAAGGATATGCAGCAGTAATTTACCGCAATGCGGCCAGTAATGTTTTTGAACAGTTACAGTTGTTGACTGCACCCGATCAAAACTTTGGACCAACAGAATTTGGATATGCTGTAGCAATGAGTCTGAATGAACGATGGATGTATATTAGTGCACCGGAGGCAAATACAGTATATGCTTATGGCAGGGTTGACGTTGATGACAATCAAACGGTAATTTATACCAGCACTGGATATACTTCATTTTATAATTACGCAGACACAATTGAAATTAGCAATGATGAACAGCTAAGTGTAGTAGTTAATAATACGCTACAAATATTAAATGTTGATTATTCAGTAAGTGATACTGATGTAATCTTTAATTCAGCGCCAGCAGCTGGATTACCAATTATAATACACCGACGTTCGGGATATCAATTAGACCAGGGAAGTTATTATAATGTTTTACAAAATTCTACATCCGGAGTAGGAACCGGCGCCGAATTTACTATTGATCGCACACGCGGAGTGTACAGTGTATCTATAACTGCAGGTGGAACTAATTATGCAGTGGCAAATACCATAACAATACTGGCTGCCACAGTAGATGGTGGTACGAGCCCTGCCAATGACATAACGTTAACAGTTACCTCAATCGGTGCTGGTGGTAGCATAACCGGATTTACTAAGTCTGGTAGCGGAGTCAGCAATACAACAATATTTGCAATAGATCCATACCTATATACTGCTACAAATATCTATTCATTTACAGTCACGGTAAATGGTGTTCTACAACGTCCACACATAGATTATGACTTTAATAGTGATAGCGCACTATACGCGATGGAAATTGTATTTGTCACAGTGCCGGCCGCCGGCGCAATTATTATAGTGTCCGCCCGCAGTTATTTTGAATGGATTGAGTCAATATCAATTGCTGGATTGCCAGCCAATGCAAGATTTGGATCAAGTGTATCAACAACCACAGATGGTCGACAAGTAATTATTGGTTGTTCTAATGATACAGTAGATGCAACAACATCTGCAGGATCTGTCTATGCCATAGATCGTAGCGTGTCACGATATATTATTAATACTACAACACAGCTTACCTACGCAATGCCGGCTAACTTTGTGAATCCCGTGGCCGTACTATTAAACAATCAATTCCTTACAAACGATGCGCAAATTATGAATGGTCAGTTTGCTGTTGTAGGTACTGATATTGTGATTTCTGAATCTGTCACACTCGCTGTTGGTGATATATTAGAAATTGAAAGCAACATATTTACATTAATACAAAAGATACCGGCAAATACACCAGCTGCTGGCGCATTGTTTGGTGCTGCAACTGATGTATGTCATAGAAATTGTAGCATTTATGTGGGTGCGCCCGGGGATAGTTCTATACTGCCAGGTGCCGGCTCTGTTGAACGCCATATAAATCAAGCAAGATTGTTCGGAGTTATAACTTCTACTATTGCTAACCCGGCGCTGGACAACGGTGACACTATACGTATTAATAATACCGCAGTCGCCGTACCTAATTCACCAAATCAGAATGTTGCTGGATTGGCTGCTGCTATAAATGCAGCAAGTATTCCAAATGTAATAGCATCTGTTTCTGCAGGATTGTTAACTATATCAGTGGTTGATAATAAAGCGGCCGACGAATTTAACAAACTCAGTGTTCTACCAGGCACCACCGGTACAGCATTTGCTAATCTTGGATTTGAAGCATACACGTATGCACAGACAATACTAAGCCCGCGAATAGACTATTTTGCTGGATTCGGCGGCGCAGTATTCATTGACAGCAGTGCGGTAAATCTCGTAGTTGGTGCGCCAGGCGGAAATGTATATACGCAATTGACATTCGACCAAGGTACTACTTATTTTGATGATAACAGCACAAGCTTCTTTAGTGTAATTGTACAGAGTGGAGCAGTTTATACATTTGACTATCTGCCAAGTGCCACACCGTCAATTTCTAATCCAGGAAATTTAGTATTTGGACAACAGATATATGACAGCGAACTTAAAGAATTAGATCAATGGGGGTTCTCACTTAATTATACAAGTGGTCGCCTACTTGTGGGATCACCGGGGTATGATAACATAGACGATAGCACAGCCAATTATGGTCGTGTGGGTATATTTGACAATACTACAGAAACACCAGCCTGGGCAGTTATACATACGCAGCAACCGGTGGTTGATGTTCAGCTATTAGATTCCGTTTATATGTATGATAGATTATTGTCGGCTAAGACTCAATATTTTGATTTCTTCAATCCACTACAAGGAAAGATACTTGGTGCTGCCCGTCAGAATATTGATTTTCTTGGTGCAGTAGATCCTGCAAAATATAATACCGGTCCGGTAAATAACAATGGAAATTATTGGGCACAGGAGCGTGTCGGACAAATATGGTGGGATACTAATTCAGCAAGATTTATCGATCCTAACCAGGATGATATTGTGTATGCCAGTCGTAGATGGGGCCAGTTATTTCCTGGCAGTCGAATCGAGATTTACCAATGGGTAGCAAGTAGTACACCACCAAATCAATATGCTGGCATAGGCACACCATTATCAACGACTAGATATACTGTACTATCTAGACTGGGGTCTGATGGAATAATTGCCACTAATTATTATTTCTGGGTTACCGGCATCGACACTATTAATTCCGCAGCTGGAAAAACACTTAGCACTGTTGGCATCGCACGTTACATAGAAAATCCAAAAAGTAGTGGCATACCATATATTGCTGCACTTGATGCGAGCACGGTTGCGATTTATAATGGATTAGAATTTATTTCAGCACAAGATACTATATTACATATAGAATATGATAAGGAACTCAATTCTGATAATATCCATGTTGAATATGAATTAGTAACTGATGGAAAATCTGATAGCTTTATTAGCAGTGGATTATATCGCAAGTTACAAGACAGTTTTTGTGGTGTGAATTCCACCGGCGCAAAAGTACCTGATCCAAATCTTTCAGACGATGAAAAAATTGGTGTACAATTCCGACCAAGACAGACAATGTTTGTAAACAGATACATGGCATTACAAAACTATCTCACCAGAGTAAATGCTATAATAAAACAATATCCAATGTCGGAATCTCGTACATTTACATTGTTGAATAGTAGTGAGCCAGAGCCAAATTCAGCAAGTGGTGCATGGAACAAACGGTTGGCTAATCTCGAAGAACTTAGTTATCAGAATTTAAAACTAGTGCCTGTTGGCTACAACTATCTTATCGTGTCGGATAGCAGCAATAACGGTCTTTGGACAATATACACCGTTATCATAACCAATGCTGCCACTGGAGAAAAATCTACACAATTGCTGCGAGTACAAACATACGATACTCGCAACTATTGGAACTACATCGATTGGTACTTGCCCGGATATAATAGCAGCATAAAGCCAGTTGCACAAGTGGCAACATACACAGCACTGGATACAATATCTGTGTCGGTCGGTAGCAGCGTCAAAGTTACGTCCAACGCACAAGGCAAATTCGAAATTTATCTTCGCACACTAATTGGTTGGGATCGTGTCGGACTCGAAGATGGTACCATCGCATTCTCTGCTGAATTATGGGACTATTCCATTGGTAGATTTGGCTTTGATATTGAAGTATTTGATGCACAATATTTTGATAAAGAACCAGTGATCGAAACACGTAAGATAATCCAGGCCATTAATCAAGAGTTGTTAATTGATGATCTGGCTATAGAACGTAATCGCGTATTAGTTCTTATGTTTAATTATATTTTGAGTGAATCAACCGCACCAGAGTGGCTAGTTAAAACCAGTTTAATCGATGTAGAGCATCGCATACGTGAACTGATTCCATATCAACTTTATAGCAGAGACAATCAAGAATTTGTTGTAGATTATATACAAGAAGTTAAACCATATCATACCCAAATACGAGAATTGCATTTGGCATATAATGGTCAAGATGTATATCCGGGTGATTTAGCGGATTTTGATAATCCTGCATTCTATAATATAGATCTTGAAATACCACAATACGTAAGTCCAGTATTGCTGCCGTATACTACCAGTACAGCAGTGAGTGCCGGCGCAAATATCGTTAGCGATACCGCAGCGGATAATACGATATGGGCTAAATGGCCTTGGACTAATTGGTACAACAACTATCTATTAAGTATCCAATATGTTAACATTGTCAATGGTGGATCAGGATATACAGAACCACCAGTAATAACAGTAACAGGTACCTGCATTACCCCGGCAATTATGACCTCTGTTATAAATAGTGCCGGGAAAGTCGTTGGTGTTATAATCAACGATGCAGGTGCAGGATACTCTACCACCGCCACAATAACATTTGATGGTGGAAATGGCACCGGAGCAAGTGCAGTGGTGGTGATGGGAAATGATCTTATAAGATCGATATCTACCACTATCAAATATGACAGATATCAATATGTTTCTACTATTGTAGAATGGAAACCAAACACACAATATGTAAATGGCGCGTATGTTAGATATGCTGATCAAGTTTGGTCGGCTAACTTCCCAATAGTAATATATCAAACTGGATTTAATGCACTTTATGCACTTGACCCAGTTGGCGGCGGAATTAACATCACAGTGGGTACCACGTATGCAAGAGCCGATTCGACTGTTGCACTTGGATATACGCCGTTTGACAGATTCCTTGCTGGGGCAACTGTTATAACTGGTGACGATAATACACCAGGACCATTTGTTATTGGTAATACATTCACTATTAGTGCATCTGCTCCAGGAACACCAAATGCAACTACTGCTGTTACAGCAACATTATTAGGCACAACAGCCGCTGCCTTTGTGGCTGCTGTAACTGCTGCTGCGGTACCTTACGTAAGTGCAAGTATCAACAACACAGGTGCTATAGTGTTTACACACAGTACCGGTGGTATTATAAATCTAGGGCTCGGTATAGGCACACCTATTGCTACAGCTGGATTTAATGTTAATATTAAAGGAATAACGGCATTTGGAATAACATTAATAACATTGGGTCTTGGTGGATTTTATGCTAATACAAACGCACAAATAACAAACTCATCTACCACATTTAATACAGATCAATGGTTATTGGTCGATCCCGAAACATTAAGTGGTGTTGATCGTACCATGGGTCTATATACACCAACTGTAAATCAACCTGGACTTAGTTTGCCATTATTAATTGATGGTGTTGAGTATCCGGGACTTCAGGTCAAAGGGGTAAACTACGATCAAAATTCAGGATTTGATGTTGGTAACTATGATATCAATCCATTTGATAATTTATCGTATGGCCCAGAAGGCAAGCCCTCATATGATCCTGCTATTCTTGACGCCATATACGAAAGTTCATTTGTTGATCCATATCTTGGTATACGAGCAACAGATGTTATTATAGCCGGCGGCGAATATATTGACGTGTTTAGCAGCTATGCTCCAGAAGAGTTAGTGCCTGGTAGCGAGTTTGATACATTAGATATGCGTGTCTATACTACTCCAGGTGCTGATTGGGATCGCAATGGGCATGGCTTTAACGAAGACGAATTTAGATTTGCATTTGATCCACTGTTCGCCACTACAAGCTTTGCCAATCATATAGAATATCCAGTACAAGTTGTTGTTAGCAACCAAACTCGTTCGGTGACTATGGCACTTGGAATAGATTATACAGTAAATTGGCCAGATCAAATCATCACAATTATAAATGGTGCGTCCGATGGTGATGTAATTGCTGTGGATGTTTACGGAATTGGCGGCGGCAATCAATTATATCGCAATGCATACAATGGTGCGACGATTGGTAACACAGTTATCGTACCTGTGATGTATACGGCTATACAAGAATTGGCAGTGTTTGTTAACGGAGTGTACACAACAGATTATACATTAACTGATTTAACAAACAGTCAAACTCGAGTGCGATTCGGTACGACATACACAGCAACTGACTATATCAATTTAACTGCAATTGGGGCAACCACAATCGATTCTTCTACTGTGGCCTATAGTTGGAGCACACCACAAACACAATATATCAATGGTATAGTTGGAGTATTAACTTATACTCTTACCAATGCGATGATCTACACCAATCCAGATAATTTAGTAGTTACTCTGAACGGTGTCCGTGCTAGGGGTGCCGCCGGTGCAGAATATTACGGAGATGGTAGTACAGCTTATGCCTTACCACAACGTCTTGGAGTAAGTCCAGGATTAATAGCCGATAATCAAGTCCGTGTATATCTTGACGATATATTGCAAACACAGGGAGTGGTTTATACAGTAGAAGCATATGATCCACTAAGTGGATCACCAAGGGCGATACAGTTTATCACTTCACCAACAATAGGTGTTCGGGTATTGGTCACAGTTAGTACAGATGCTCAATACATAGTAACCAGCAATCAGTTGATATTTAATACAACCACTGGATTGATTCCTATCAATGGAGATATTATAGCTGTAACTTCCTGGAATGATACACGCCAACAAGACGTATTAACGCAGGTATTTGTTGGTCCCGTAACCGAAAGTGTTGTGTACCAAGAAGGTTACGATGATACAGTCTACTCGCCAGATACAGTGGACGGTGATCCAGGGTCGTTTGATTATGCAGAAGGAGCAATTATCAATGTTAATAATTTCATATTAGAAAGAAACATCATCGACACCAGCAGACTTTGGGTCACACTGAATGGTAATCGATTATTTTATGGTTCAGGTTTTACTATGTCAGGACGGGAAATAATAATAAATTCTGGTGTTATAAATGCAACTGATGTCATGATAGTAACTCTGTTCACCAACAGCGTTGCACCCGGTGCAATGGCATTCCGTATATTCCAGGACATGCGTGGGGTGCAAGCAACCTATCGTATCACAACAGACACAACCACAACACTGACAGTCACGCTGGGTGCAACAGATGATATCATGTATGTAACAAATGCCGCTGCCCTTGCAGAACCAGACCTTGCTATTAATATTTGGGGTGTGCTAACAGTCAACGGTGAACGTATTATGTATCGCACAAGAGATACTGTAACCAATACCGTATCTGGATTACGTCGTGGTACTGCTGGCACTGGTGCAGCAACACATGCAGTTGATGCCATAGTATATGATCTTGGTCGTGGTAATTTATTAGCTGAACAATTCCAAAACTACATAGATTATAACGAGTTTATGGCAGATGGTGTAACCACATTGTTTACCGCAGATAATGTAGTGCTTGCAGGTGATGACAGCACGTTAATAAATGAAGCAGTAGAAGTATATGTAGGTGGAATCTTATTGACAGAATTAACAGGGTATACGGTTATTGGCAATAATCCTGTGACTGTAGAGTTTGATACAGCACCAGCTGACGGGGTGCAAATTACTGTTCTTATACGTCAAGGAGTAACATGGTATGCACCAGGAATCAACACAGCAAGTGATGGAGTCGCATTGCAGAACACCGATACGCAGGCTGCAAGGTTCTTGCGTGGTATGTAGCCCAGGTAAATAAAGCATGAAACAAACAAATGAAAATCTTAAAGATAGCAAGCCCGGTGTGCAGTTACCAAAACGCCCAAATGAAACCGGCTCTATTTCGGTTGAAGCGTTTGTTCGAATTTCTGACCCAGAAACTAAGGAAATATTTGTGGAGCAACGAGCATGATCAGCGCAGGAATGGCACATATACAAGGATTTGTAAAGATTTTCAATCCAATCACCAGCGAAGTTTTTGTAGACAAAACCAATGCAATCCACTACGAAAATATATCCGTAGCAATGGCACAAACTCTGAGCAATAGAGATCTTGGATACATTTATCTTATGGCATTTGGTAATGGTGGTAGTTCAGTAGACCCTACCGGGGTTATTACCTATCTCCCACCAAATACAACCGGTCAAAATGCTGATTTGTATAATGAAACTTATGCCAAGGTAGTTGATGATAATTCAGCAGCTGATACGGATCCGTTAAATAATAAAATGACAGTGCTACACACAACTGGTAAGTTATATACAGATATATTAGTATCATGCTTGCTAGACTATGGCGAACCACCAGGGCAACAAGCGTTTGATAATAGCACAAATTTCAATGGTGAATATGTATTTGATGAACTTGGGCTTAAGGTGTGGAATGGATCAGCAACAAATCTACGGTTGATTACCCATGTTATTTTTCATCCGGTACAAAAGAGTTTAAATCGCCAGATACAGATTGATTATACGCTGAGGATTCAGACGTTGACTAATCTAAGTGCGGCATAAATATGAATATGAGTATTTCTAAACAATAGGATAAGGTAAACAAAAATGGCATATACAATTAATCTAACAGATGGTGCAATATTTGCTTCAATAGCAGATGGTACTATCAACACCGCCAGTTCGATGACTTTGGTGGGCAAAAACTATGCTGGTTACGGTGAATTCCTAGACGAAAACTTCATACATTTACTGGAAAATGCATCCAATACAACTGCACCCCCGGCACCACTTACTGGGCAATTGTGGTGGGATAGCGGTAATAGTTTACTAAAAGTATACAACGGCAGCACATTTAAAACTATTTCTGCAGCAACTGCCAGCGCCAGCGCACCTACTAGTAATGTCACAGGCGATCTTTGGTATGACACAACAAATGCACAACTTAAAGTTTGGACCGGAACAGCATTCTTATTAATTGGCCCGGCGTTTACTTCAGGCACAGGAACAACAGGCGCAATCGTTAACACTATTACTGATAATACATCAGTAAGCCATGTGGTTATCCAACTATATGTAGCAGATGCAATAGTTGGCATCGTAAGCAAAGATGCTGCATTTACACCACAAGCAGCATTGTCAGGCTATACTACTATACGCCCCGGCATAACACTTAGTACATTAATTGGTACTCAGATACCACTGTTCCAAGGTACATCAACTGATTCCAACACCGTTGGCGGATTAAGTTACACACAATTCATGCGCAGCGATGCCAACACATCTACCACCGGCACATTATCTGTTGTTAATAACACCGGATTAAAAGTTGGTTCTAACAGCGACTTTGCAGTAAGTGTAGCAGGTACAGCTGTCACTATTGCTAATCAGACATCAAACGGAAATCTGTCAATGAGTGTTAATTTGGGCGGATTGCCAACAAATGCATTGACTGTTGTTGGGTCCACCGGACAGATTGGTGTGCTTGGATTAACCAATCTTAATAGCAATGCGGTAGGCAATATTGGCAGCACAAGCTCATATTTCAATACAATCTTTGCAAAAGCTACTTCGGCATTATATGCTGACGTTGCAGAGCGATTTGCTGCTGATGATGTATACTTAGCAGGTACCATAATGGAACTTGGCGGTGCAAAAGAAATAACAAGAGCACAGGAAGAATTGAGCGAGCGGGTGTTTGGTGTGATCAGTACACAGGCGGCATATCTTATGAACAGCGGTGCTGGATCAGACGCAACACATCCACCGATTGCAATGACTGGGCGTGTTCCAGTGCAAGTGATCGGTAAGGTTCTCAAAGGCGATCGTCTTGTGTCAGCAGGAGCAGGCCTGGCTCGGGCTGCACGTGCCGGAGAAGCCACAGCATTCAATGTGATAGGTCGAGCATTAGCTGATAAATTAGATGTAGATAGTGGTACAGTAGAAGCTATCGTAACAATAAACTAGGAATAACAGAATGACATATTCATCGGGTAATATAATATTAGCCACAGATTATAATGGTTTTGCAAGCACCACAGCCGATGCTAACGTTGACGATTTATGGGGTACTGGCAGCGGCGATAAAGGGTATGGGCAAAGTACCACGCTGGGTACTGTATCTCCTGCCGGCACTGTTACTGCCACAAACTGGTCGGCATTATGCAGCAGGATCACCAGCATAGCAGCACATACTGGCACAACAATAACATCAAGAACAGGTCCAGTTACCAGCGACCTTATCGGTATCTTGGCTGCGCTTAACACAGATCTTACTAATTGCAACACCAATCGTGGCAATGCTGCATCGTCCGGCACTGAATATAAAACATGGACTGGTAGTTCTGCTAAAACCAGCGCCACTGGTTCGGGAAACGCCGCCTGGACCATTACTTTCACCCACACCGTGACCTTTACAACGGCTGCCGCAGCCAGGTATTTTTTCAATGCCGGTGGTATTATTAAATGGGCAGTGAGCAAAACCAGCACCGGACAACTTGCCGATGCAGAATGGAATGATTTGGCCAATACATTATCCGGTCAGATATACATAACCGGCGCGGCGCAGACGATCAATGGTGTTTCTTATACTGGAACTAAAAAGATCAACGGTACTGGCACACCAACTACATTATCCACTGCAACTGGATGGTATGCACTCACCGGCACACCAGTTACCATTTACCAGCAAAATGCAGATACCTCGCCATATACCGGCTCATACATACGGATCCAGGCCAGTGCAACGTCCACAGTGCTAACACTTACTACGACGTGGGTGGATCCAGGAGGATCCGGTGCGGGATCGGCAGATAACATCACAGGTGGTACTGATACTGCCAGCCCATTTACTGCGTTCGGCACAGCACCAGCCACAGTGGTTACGTATATTCCACCAGAAACAACTAATCTTACCGGCACCTGGGGAACACCTGCAATAGCGGCAGCAATTACGTAAACGGGTAATCGACTTAGATAAAGGGCCAATTGGCCCTTTACTTTTGCCTAATTTTCCTGTATAATTATCACATGGATACTGATGAATTGATTAAACATTCGCGAGCACGATTTGATCATGCTGCGGCCAAACGCACTTTAAAAGAAAAATATCAAGCTAAACTGCTATTTGCAAGTCACGGAGGTATGTGGCAAGCCGGTCCAGAATTACAGGCAACTATATTTACATGCGGTAAAATTGGTGAAGCAGTGTTACTAGATCTTTACGAGACTCCGGTAAAAATCGATACCACAGAACTCATGGCATTAAGCCAACAGCGATGGCAGGAACAAATGAATGCCTGGCTGATAGAATACACCACACTTACACAACAAAGATGACAACCGGTGCGTTGATATTTGCATTCAATAATGAGCATATCGACTATGTGTCACTTGCTGCTTGGTCTGCAAAAAATATACATCGACATTTAAACATTCCGGTGTGTATTGTAACTGATGCAGATGTGCTACCAACCGACCATACATTCGATCAGATTATACATCTGCAGCCACAACCTGGTAGCACCAGACAATTTGCAGACATTGATGGTAATGTGATTTGGTACAATGCTGATCGTGTGGATGCATATAACATTTCACCATGGCAGCAGACCTTGGTACTTGATGCAGATTATGTGGTGGCAAGTGATCAACTCAGCACTTTGTTTTCAGCAAATCAAGACTTCCTTGCACATTCACGCGCCTATGACATAACCAACTTACGAGATTTTGATGATCTTAATTATTTTGGTCAACATCGTATGCCTATGTCCTGGGCCACTGTTATGTTATTTCAACGCAGCACCACAGCGGATCTTATTTTTAAGAGCATGCGTATGGTACGTGATCATTGGCCACACTATGTAAATCTTTATGCCAACGCAAGATCAGCATATCGCAACGATCATGCCCTAACAATAGCTCAAAGTTTTGTTAATGGACATGTCCTTACCTACCCTGTTATACCTTGGAATCTTGCCAGTATTACTCCCGAGCACACAGTAGTCGAGATAAGTCAAGACAATTACCGTGTGGAGTTTGTTACAGCACAAAAACAGCCACGCTGGATAACATTGCAAGGTCAAGATTTCCACGCCATGGGAAAACGCCATCTAGGAGATATAGTTGCCAATTCTCAGTGAACGCGGATATCTAATCCCTGCTATCAACACAGCCAACAATGATTATATAGCCTGTGCTCGGCAGCTTGCTCACAGCATAAAGGACTGGCATCCCGCTGCAAATGTTTGCTTGTTGACAAATCAATCTATAACAGATCCAATATTTGATCATGTGGTTCAATTACCGCACGGAGATCAAGATCCTGATAGTAATTGGAAACTATCAAATGATTGGCAAGTTTTTTCAGCATCACCGTTTCGTCAAACCATAAAACTCGAAGCTGACATGTTCATTGCCAGCCCAATTGATCATTGGTGGACATTGTTTGAACATCGCGATATAGTTATCAGTCAAGGTTGCAGGGATTTTTACGACCAAACAAGTAGCAACAGATTCTATCGACGTGTGTTTGATGAAAATCAGTTGCCGGATGTATACAACGGTATTACATATTGGCGAGCAAGTCATGCAGCTCGAGAATTTTTTGAGTTGGTGCGCAAGATATTTGAAAACTGGGATCAATTTAAGAAGTTGTTAAAGTTTGCCGAGCAAGATCCTACAACTGATGTTGTGTATGCAGTGGCCGCAGTAATTCTAGGTCCAGATACAGTTATATTACCGCCGGGTTATGGACCAACCATGGTACATATGAAAAAACACATCATCCCAACTCGGACATCGGACTGGACACAAGAACTTGTGTGGGAACATACTAACCCTGGGTTACGTATCAATACCATAGCCCAATGGGGTGCGGTACATTACCATATCAAAGATTGGCGTATATAGTGAGCAACGAAACCACTGATAATTTTTGGGCAGTATTTAATAACTGGGCACATGATACGCCAGCTGTAATATTTCGACGATTATACCATGATGCACAAGGTATGCCATTATTCTACACTATGGAGGATCTGCCTGGATTATATATAGATGTAGATCCAATAGTTTATGTAACCGCATCGATGACGGTTCGTGTAGTAGCCGGACAATTGGTAAAAATTGATATTAACTCGCAGTCAAAAAAGCTAGTACCAATATCCCCAGGGACCTGTTGCGATCCTCAAGATATATGTGTGGTGGTGGATGCTGCACAGATACATACACAGTGGAGTTTAAAGAACTATGACACAAATTGATATTGCCGATCTTGATGTAATTTTCCTTACATTTGATGAACCAAATAGAGAAGAATTCTGGATTAAAATTCGACATATGATCCCATGGGCCAAACGAGTTGATGGGATTAGGGGCAGTGACGCAGCACATAAAGCAGCAGCAGCAGCCAGCACAACTGATCGATTTATCCTAATTGACGGCGACAACATGCCTGATCTAAAGTTTTTTAATCTTTCATTGGAATTTCCCACTGCAGAATGGCAACAGGCTGTATATCGTTGGCGTGCCCGTAATCATATAAATGGACTCATGTACGGCAATGGTGGAATAAGTAGTTGGACAAAAAACTTTGTTAACCGTATGCAAACACATGAAGCCACAGATGGCCGAGCCGAAACCCAAGTAGAGTTTTGCTTTGATCCGTTGTATTGGCCCATGCATGATTGCTATAGCACAACCTATCCCGATCAATCATCCTATCATGCTTGGCGCGCAGGATTTAGGGAAGGTGTTAAGATGTGCTTGAATAAGGGAGTAAAGCCAACATTAGCAGAATTTCAAACTCAAGTGCATCAGCGTAATCTTGATCATCTTACTATATGGCACAACGTTGGCCGTGATGTAGAGCACGGAAGTTGGAGTATAGCCGGCGCCAGGATGGGTACTTACATGACCATGCTCACTTCCTGGGATCATACAACGGTTCAAGATTTTGATGCATTAGCTGAGTTGTGGGGCACAGTGCAGGATTCAGACCCAGATTTATTAGCAGGTCGTGTATCTGAAGATTTGGTTACGCAACTTGGTTTGCCAATTACTATGTTAGACGAGAATAGCAGCAAATTCTTCAAACAGCATTATCGCAGCAATTGGCACAATGTTGGTATTATGACGCGTGAGATTGATGTAATTAGAAATCAAGAAGGTTGGTAACTTGTGATTATTGCATTTTATCCGGGTGCAGGTGGTAATCGATATCTACGTATGTTGGAAAATTTAGAATGGCAAGAATCAAATGTAACATACGACAGTAAAGTAAATACTCCCCAGTATTTTGAAAACCGGTATCTATTAGATGATATTGTAGATAAAGGGCAAGAATATATATTAACGCATTGTTTAAATTCTCGTTATATTATATCTAAGTTCCCCAAACATAGTATCTGTTTAATTTTAGGTGACTTGAATAAATGTTTGCAACGTGAATGGATTCTCGAAGGGCATACTCGTCACGTTAAAAAAAAGATCGAGCCTATCATAGATAGAATTGTTCATTATAACATAATTAAAGATAGCAGTTGGCCTGATTGTTTGAGCATAGCAGATTTTAATAAGTTGCCAATTGAGATAGTACACGAAGTTAATCAAGATTTAAAAAAAATCTTGTCACCTTATCAATCAGATGTGCCGCTAAACACTATTAAAAATGAATATATTAACAAAATCGATTCTGCGAACGATATAATAGACTGGCATCTGGATTACTATTCTAAATATCCAATAGACCTGTCCCACGCTGATACTATCATTGATATCAGAACAGGAACAGATATTTTTTCAAGTACTATGCAAAAAGAATTAAAATTTTATGATGATGAAGTTTTTAATAAAGTATGGGATTTATTAGTATGACAACACCCGACTTTAAATCAAAGTTTTTAAACGATGCCGAAACGATGCATGATAAACTTGGACATGCGCTTTGTTTAGCTAAATGGAAACAGGTAAGCTTACACTTACCAACTGGGCTTAATAACTCATGTTACCATCCTCCCCTACATTCTATAGATCCATCTGCGATTAAGTCCAATCCATCTGCATTACATAATACCGCATACAAAAAAGAGCAACGTAAGATTATGTTAAAACAAGAACGTCCAGCAGAATGTAGCTACTGCTGGAATATGGAAGATAATGGCAAACTTAGTGATAGACACTACCGTTCTGGAGAACCATGGGCTGCTGCAGATTTTGATGCTATTAAAAATTCAACTGGTGACGAAGATGTTATTCCTAGTTATGTAGAAGTTAATTTCAACAATGCTTGTAATCTTAAATGTAGCTATTGCAGTCCACAGTTCAGCAGTACTTGGCAGCAGGAAATAGATCGACATGGAGCCTACCCAACTTCAACACCACATAATGCTCCAGAACATTTCGCAGGAAGTCGTAAGCCAATACCACACTCACAACCTAATCCTTATGTGGATGCATTCTGGGCATGGTGGCCTGAACTATATCCACAGCTAAAACATTTCCGCATGACTGGCGGCGAACCATTGCTTGATAAAAATACCTATCGTGTGTTTGACTATGTGTTAGCTAATCCAAAGCCAGATCTGCATTTAAATGTTACCAGTAACTTTTCAGTCGATGAAAAAAGCTGGAAAAAATATCTTAGATATGTCAAGCGCCTATGTAAAAAAGACAATGTTGAACATTTTATGCAATATGTAAGTTTAGATTCATTTGGATCACAAGCAGAATATATACGGAATGGATTAGATTTTAATCTGTTATGGGATCGAGTTAATCAATTTTTAACAGAAATTCCTGGACGTAACAGTATCACATTCATTGTTACAATGAATAATCTATCTGTTACAGGGCTTGGTAGTTTATTTGCAGCTATACTGGGCTTACGACATCTATACAGCAATACCTATCAACGTATCTGGTTTGATACTCCAGTATTACGTCAACCTACGTGGCAAAGTCTACAGTTGTTACCAGAAAGCTATGCAGATCAATTAGAACTAATATGGGCTTGGATGATTCGACAATTAGAAACAGAAGAAGCTCCTTTTAAAGGATTTAAAGATTATGAGTTGGCACGTCTTGATCGCGACATTGCTTGGATGCGTGATGGACAGAAGTTAGATCCAGTATATCTTAATAAAAATAAAGCAGACTTTTATCGCTTCTTTACGGAATCAGACCGCAGACACGGTACCAACTTCTTAACTGTATTTCCAGAAATGAGCTCATGGTGGGCAGAATGTAAGTATCATGCTCGGCAATCATAAACTTATATTAGACACACATAGCGAAATCTATAGAGAATTATTGCCCTGGGCCGACGACGAATTTTGGGATCTTCGACAGCATGAAATAGTGCCCGGTGCTGTGTATATCATATGTCGTGAACAGGTCAACAATTACAATTATGAAATACAAGAACTGGCTCGTAGTGGCCAGGTAACTGTGATATTAGACAATGCCGCAGAAGGGTCAGAAACTCTGGTTACTTGGTGTTTTGTCAAAGGCCTAATTAACCTAATAGAAGAAGGCCGTATACTGTTAATTGGTGGTGGCGACATGGATCCTTCTACGTGGCCCTACATGAGGTATGAATATTTTCTGCCCAAGATATTTGACTTTGATGAGAATGTTGAAGCTGGCAGCCGCATCGAGGAGTATTTTGCAATCACCGATAAACCATACAATTTCCTATTTTTAAATGGACGTATGCGTAGCCATAGAAAATATCTGTTAGAGCGATTTCAAGCAAGTGGATTATTAGATCATAGTCTATGGACAAATCTTGACACTGATCTTGTGCTAATTAAAAATCTACCACAAACATGTTGGCAGAATTTTAACAATATGAATATGATCAAATTGGCGTTTGAGCACAACGGTGCGGACGTTATGGAACGCCAGATTGATCTGCATTTCCTACCTAAGGTATACGAAACTCCAGCATTTAGAAACAATATAGATCATTTGCCCTCTGCTGGTACTGTTAAATTTAATTTGTTCAACAACACCTGGGGCGATGCTGTAGTAGATGGAACAGCATACAGAGATACTTACTTTAGTCTAGTAACTGAAACAGTGTTTAATTACCCATACAGCTTTAGAACAGAAAAGATTTGGAAACCTGTTGCTGTAGGACATCCATTTATTGCTGTGGCCAATCGAGGATTTTATCGAGACATACATAAGCTGGGGTTTAAAACATTCGGACATGTAATTGATGAATCATTTGACGTAATAGATAACAGTCAAGATCGTATTGAACGTGTAGCTGAAGTGGTTGAAGATTTATGTCAACAAGATCTTGCAATTTTCTACAAAGAGTGTTATAATGTATGTAAATACAATCAAGAGTTGTATACTGAGATGCGTCACCAAGTTCCTAGAGAGTTGCCCAATCAGTTCCACCAATTTATCAATCAACATATCAAATGAACGATTTAGAATTTAAACGCAACGTGCTTGACACTAAAAGTGCCAGCTTTTGCGCGGCCAAGTGGTATAATGCAACCATATGGTTAGGCAGTGGTCAAAGCACCAGTTGCCATCACCCTCCAGCACATGCAATCGACACCGAAGCATTAAAAACAAATCCTAAAGCAATACACAATACTCCAACTAAAAAATTGGATCGTGCTATGATGCAGGATGGTAATCGTCCAAAAGGTTGTGAATACTGTTGGAAAATAGAAGACACTGGACGTAATAACATTAGTGATCGTGTGTACAAAAGTAAAATCTACAGCAAACAAGATCTACAACGTGCATTTGATATGGATCCAACTGCCGATGTGGATCTTCAAACTTTAGAAATTGCATTTGATCGCACCTGTCAATTTGCTTGTAGCTACTGCAATCCTGCATTTTCAAGTACATGGGTCAAGGATATTAAAACCAATGGAGCATACACCGGACTAATAAGCGATGGTCGTAATCATTTCACACATCCGCATGACAGCGCACAACTGTATAAATTTGGTGAAGTAAATCCATATGTTGATGCATTTTTTCGTTGGTGGGAAACTGATCTACATCGTACCCTTAAAGAGCTACGCATTACTGGTGGCGAACCATTAATGTCAGCCGAGACTTGGAAACTAATAGAATGGTTTAAACTTAATCAAGGTAAGAGCACTACACATCTTGCAATTAACAGTAATCTTGGACTCAAGCAAGACAAACTACAAGAGTTTATTGAAGCTATACGCCCATTGCCACATGTTGAAGTTTATACTAGCTGTGAATCGGTTTCAGCACAAGCAGAATACATTAGAGATGGGCTTGATTACGCACAATGGTTTATGAACATGAGAACACTTATCACAAGTGGCACCGTTCGTGCTGTGCATGTGATGTGTACGATCAACGCGCTATGCCTTGACAGTTTACCAAACTTCTTAAATCATATGCTTGAACTAAAGCATCTATATGGTAAAGATTTTCCAAGTTTTACACTTAATATACTGCGTTTCCCCAGCTTCCAAAGCCCCTTGGTGTTACCGGTAGAAATTCGTACACGATATCAACACACACTTGCAGCTTGGTTAAATATTAATGCATCAAATAAATTGTTACACGAACACGAAATCAATCAGGTCCAAAGATTAATTGATTATCTTGACGTAGTTAAAACCCCACATAGTGATGCATTTGACATGCCTAAGCTACACAATGATTTCAAACAATTTTACACACAATACGATCAACGTCGTGGTAAAAACTTTGCCCAAACATTTCCCAATCTATTAGAATGGTATGACAGCATATAATTATAGCAGCACCGATCCAGTTAAGATCCAATTAGCCGATCTTGACAAAAAGAAACAGTTCTTGCTTTCAGAATCAAAAACATTTTGCATCTATCCTTGGATTCACCTACATGCCTATCCCACCGGCGAAGCTTATCCATGTTGCCATTCAGAAATGAACTATCCCGTTGGTAATTGTAAAACCAATACACTTAAAGAAATATGGAATAGTGAACCACAAAAGAAACTTAGAGTAGATATGTTGTCTGAAAATACCAATGTGGCATGTGGTCGTTGTTACGAGCAAGAACAATCTGGATTTTTCAGTGGACGTAAAAGTGCTAACAAGCATCACGGACATCAAATTGATCGAATTGACGATACTACAGACACCGGGCATGTGGATGAATTTGCCATGACATATTGGGATATACGATTTAGCAACTTATGCAATCTCCGTTGCCGTAGCTGTGGATCTATATTTTCAAGTCAATGGTATCAAGATCAAGTCAAAATTGCTGGACCCGAATGGGCGATTAAAAACACGGCATTAAACTACGCCGGGCAACATGAAACCGATATGTGGGAACAGCTAATAGAACATATCGATCATGTAGAGCAAATATATTTTGCCGGTGGCGAACCATTAATGATGGAAGAACATTATCTTATCCTTGAAGAATTAGAACGTCGTAAACGCTTTGATGTAAGACTGATATACAATACAAACTTTACACAAGTGAAACTAAAAAATCGTAGTGTATTTGATTATTGGAAAAAGTTTGAACATGTCGCTGTTGGAGCCAGCTTAGATGCTATGGGCCCGCGTGCTGAATATATTCGTAAAGGTACCGTGTGGAAAGTTGTAGAAGAAAATCGTAGAAGTATGATAGAAATCTGTCCTGATGTAGACTTTTATATCTCACCAACACTTAGCATCATGAATGCATTGCACCTGCCTGATTTTCATAAAGATTGGATTGATAAGGGATTGATATACCCGCAAGATTTGAATGTAAATATCTTACAAGATCCAATGCATTTTAGAATTGATATCGCAACTAAAGAATATAAAGAACAGATACAACAAAAATTTGAAAAACATTTAGAATGGCTGCGCCCGTTGGACACACTACATAGAGCAACTGTTGGATTTGAAAGTGCTATTACCTTTATGAATAAAACCGATAATACAAAATTAATCGATACATTCTGGGCTAAAACTAGTGAGCTTGATTATATACGATGCGAAAATATACTAGATGTTATTCCAGAATTGGCTGCATTAATATGAATATCCCACACGATAAGTTCTGTGTATTGCCCTGGGTTAGCCTTGAGACCAGCCCAATTGGCACAGTGAGACCATGCTGTCTTGCTGATGATGAAATAGTAGATGATGCTGGTAATAAATTTGATTTGCATCAAGCAGGATTTCAAAATATACAAGACAGCGTTCATATGCGGGATCTTCGTCAAGAATTTCTTGATGGCAAACAGCCAAAAACTTGCAGAAAATGTTGGAATGAAGAACGTGGTGGTCGTACAAGCAAGCGTATGCATACATTGGATAGACTAAAACACATGCTGCCAGACCAAAGCTGGACGGCTGATGCAAAACCATTGGTATTCTTAGATCTCAAGCTAGGAAATATCTGTAATCTAAAATGTCGTATATGTGGTAGTTGGAGTTCAAGCACATTTGCAGTTGAAGAACTAAAAAATTTGCCAGTCGGAGAAGATTCAAAAAATAATCATCACTTTACTATGTTACGTGCTGGTGCTTGGCCACGTGAAAATCCAGGTTTCTGGCAAGAAATAGCACAGGTATCCGAACAAATACGATATATTGAATTTACTGGTGGTGAACCATTCATGATCCGTGAGCATTTTGATATGCTGCAACGGCTTGTTGATCAAGGGCTAGCAGGTACTATTGAAATCCACTACAATACAAATGGCACACAATGGCCTAGCAATGCTGAAAATATTTGGCAGCATTTTAAATTAGTAGAGATTGCATTTAGCATTGATGATGTTGCAGAGAGATTTGAATATCAACGTAGTAATGCTGTATGGTCAGAAGTATGCGATAACATACAAAAATTTAGAGAACTACGCAAACGATGTAAAAATATACGATTACAGGTCTGCTGTACGGTAAATGTGTTTAATGTGTATTATCTAGAAACTGTAGCACAATGGATTGTTAAGCAACATTTTGATTACATATATTGGAATATCATGCATGATGCCTGGTACTTTAGTGTTGCATCATTGCCGGATACAGCCAAGAGTGTTATAACTGATAGATTAATTAATGCCGACGTTTTAGAAAAAGTATCAGCAGAATTTAAATTAATTGCAGAATTTATGAATAAGGGCGCAAGTACAGATGGAGCGATCATGCGTATGAGGATTGCTGATCTTGATCGTAAACGTTCGCAACATTTATCTATTGTTGAGCCCGAGTTTGCTAAGTTAGTCAACTATGTCTAATACACTTTGTCTAGCACCATGGACTCACACATATCTTTCTCCACAAGGCGAACGTAGGATGTGCTGTGCAAGTCGTGAACCTGCACAAAATTTTAAACAATATATCGACACAAAAGCTGGATCCGGCAAGTATATTCCAATCACTTTGGAGGAACATTGGAATAGTGCTCATATGCAGTCTGTTAGACGGAGGATGATAGCTGGAGAAACATTGCCAGAATGCGAAGTATGCAATGAAAAACTATTGAATACGGATGTATATCGTACATACTTTTGGCAATTGTTTAAACACAAATATGATAAAATATCTAGCACAACCAATGCCGATGGTGCAACCACAATGTTACCAGTAAGTTGGGATTATAGATTTAGCAATCTCTGTAACTTTAAATGTCGTATGTGTGGTGATATGCTGTCGAGTAGTTGGGAAATAGAACAACGTCAAAATAATATGGTCGATTGGTCCAATCCAAAAAACAATTGGATGCGTCCTATGGTTAAAAAACAGATAACACAATTTCAAGACACACAAATAGAAGCTGAATTTTCACAAGCAGTTGAAGAACATAGAGTAGAAGAGATTTATTGGGTGGGTGGTGAACCACTTATGTATGAGCAACACTGGCGATATATGAAACGTATCATTGAGCTTGGCGATGGTAAGAACGTTTATGCCCGGTACAATACTAATCTTAGTAAAGTCGGTTATGGTGGTACTAATTTATACAAAGATATACTTGCACATTTACGTGATTGGCAAATATGTGCCAGTCTTGATGGCACTGGCGCTATTGGTGAATACATACGCACCGGGTTAAATTATAATGAATGGTTGGATAATTTTAAACTTGGGCTACCATATGCAAAACATCCAAGACAATTACGTATAGATTTTACACTGACCTTACCAGGTATGTTTGAAGTTATTGCGATTGACAAGTTAGCTAAACAACTCGGTGTTGATGTGTTGGCTAAAGTTATATTCAGTTTTACTTCGGACATTGTAATGAGTCCACTTGCATTACCGCGTAATATATTAAATGCATGGATTGATGAACTTGTTCCACAAATCTCCGGAGCATTATCAGATGTGTTACTACAACTTAAACAACGTCCTACCTTTGAGGAACAATGGCCAGATGCTTATGCAGATGGACTACGTAGAGGTAAGACACGCATACTAAAATTAGAAAGTATACGTACACATAACATCACAATGAATGATATACTTGCCGCCAGATCAGATGTTTCTAGGTGGTGGAATGGAATCTAATGTACGTATAGTTCTACGCAACCCATTAAATCATGCCGATCAACTTGACTATGTTATACAATCATTTGATCATAAGCTTGGACAAGACTGGATATCAGCTCTTGAAAAATTATTACAATCAGCTAAACCTTTAGAGAAAAATTATTGTTTCCTTGGATTTCCACAAACAGCTCGCACCGTGGAATATCTATGCAATGAGATTACACAACATATTGCCACAGTCAATAATGGCTTAGATGGATACCATATTGATTTAACTATTACTCCAGATACAGTATTAGCAACTGATTGGGCTGAGAATGGGCCCAATCATATGTTGTTTAACGAATTACATAATCATTTCGAAATACTGCAAGGAACAGTATCAGACATTAGTAACTGGTATAAACACGCCGACTATGATGTTAAGTATGCTATACGTCAATTAAACAATATATGTCATGAATTAGAGTCTCTTATTCTAAGCAGAAGAAAAGCAGTAACGGCTCCAAATTGGGTACGTCCAAGTCAAATCACAACTTGGATTACAGCCGATAGGTATACACTTACCGATGAACATAGACAACTGTTTAACTCTAATGGATACGACCGTGTGTTTGGTGGGGTATACATGCATTGGACTCAGATAGGAAAAACCTTGTTTGAAGTGTTTCGTGACGAACATGCACCTGTTTTAACCAATACAGTATGTGATGCAATCACACATCTTAAATATTATTCTGGAGAATTTGATGTTGAATGGGGCAATGATATTGTGTATAATAGTGCATGTGCCTGGCATGATGAAGAACAAGATCAATTTCGCATCTGGCTACAAAACAATGGACAAGACATAACAGATGTTTCACTAAGTCTTGGGTATTTACCTATAGGGCAAGTGCAATTGCAACAGAGTTTTGGAACTACTGATTTTCAATCTATATGGAATATGTTGTCTGCACATCTAGATATATATAAGATAGAAGTAAATGGTACTAATCAAGTGTTTGATTACTGTTGGACTGACAGTGACTATAAACAACAACAGATTGCCAAGCTAAAACCGGGCTACGATTATCAAAGGAGAATGGGATGAACTGGCTAAAAAAGTTATATCAGCGTATGCGACTTGAGATACGCTATCGGCGTAAACTTAAAGAGTTGCGCAAACGAGATCCATTCATTTATAAATGATAACCTGGGGTATTACAGCTCTTAATCATGATGCAAGTATCGCCGTGATTAAGGATGATAAATTAGCATTTTGGGCACAGTCACGAAACTATACCTATTCCGGCGATGAACTATTATGTAAGCCATTGATATATGATGTTCTTGCTCATGGTAAACCAGATCAGATAGCGTGGTATGAACGCCCACTGATTAAAAAGTTTCGTCAATTATATGCCGGACAATATGCCGATGCATTTGATAGTCAAGTACTTCCTAGTGTATATTTAGAAAAATTACCCATACCGTCGATTCCAATAAAATATTTTTCTCATCATAAGACTCATGCAGCAGCCGGATTCTATACATCAACATTTGACAGTGCAGCTATTGTAGTATTGGATGCAATAGGTGAATGGGAATCAGCATCAATTTGGAAAGGCACCGGCAAGACGCTTACAAAATTATGGAGTGTTAGTTACCCAAATAGTCTTGGATTATTCTATTCTGCATTTACTAAACTAATAGGATACAAACCATTGGGAGAAGAACATTTATTACAACTTGATAGCGATCATGGTGCATACAGTAGATATTATGAAACTGTAGCCGATTATTTCAAATCTCCAATGCAAGCACGATATAATTTACATCGTGGTGTTTATAATTGGCCTCATAAAATATCATCAAGCCATGATCGTTACGACATCGCCACTGCGGTACAACGAGTATTTGAAGAGCAAGTAATCTGGGTAATGTATAAAGCACTAGAACTAACCGGTGAGCGCAACTTGGTATACATGGGCGGGTGTGCGATGAATAGCAAAGCTAGACAACACATATTACCACTGTGGGATAATGTATGGGGATTACCTGTGCCTGGTGATAGTTCTAGTGCGATTGGTGCAGCATTGTTATTAGCCGATACACGAATAGCTTGGCCAAGTTAAAATGAAATTTCTTATTATCTTGTTGTTTTTTTCAATGTCAGCCCATGCAGCTAAGAAACCCAGCATTTGGGTTTATAACGAAACCACAGATACGATAATAATTGGTAACGATGTAAATAGCACTCGACCTATCGCAAGTCTGACTAAGCTAATGACAGCAATAATAGCTATCGATCAGAATCCCAGTATGGTTCAACAGTTAAAACTATCTCGTGTGACAAAGAGTCGCTTGCCACTTACTCACTACAGTCGAGAAGATTTATTCAGTGCTATGTTAATACGATCCGATAATGCCGCAGCAGAAACATTGGCTGCAAACTATCCTGGTGGTCGAAAAGCATTTATAAAAGCAATGAACACTAAAGCAACAGCATTGGGCATGACACAGACTCGATTCAATGATCCCAGTGGGTTAAGTAGTGCAAACATATCCACAGCTGGCGAGATTGGAATATTGTTGAAGGAAGCGGCCAAATACGAGTTAATAACAAGTACGAGCACAAAGAAGCAGGCATTAATAGATGCTCATTATGGAAAGAAAATTCGTAGCATAGATATAAACAATACTAATCGACCGGTGTTGATAGAGTTTGATAATATTCTAATTAGCAAGACTGGGTTTACTAATCCTGCTGGATGGTGTGTGGCATTGCTGGTACAAAACAAGAAACAACAATATGTTATAGTTATTTTAGGGGAAGCAAACAAAACGCAACGACTTGCACAAGTAGAGAATATAATGTTTAATCATATTCTTGATCGCGATATTAACTAAACCACGGCGCCCATTCAGGAACAACATCTATCAAATGTTTTTTTGACACTGAATCTTCCTTGCGTATATGATTGACAAATAATGGTATAAATTCTGGTTGATGTGCAGTAGAATCAATTACACCGATTATCTTATCTACTAGTCCTCTATAATAATTTTCCATAAATCCAGTTTGATTATCAAATCGTTGTTTACCTGCATATAGTCTATGCAATGCTAATTCTCTAAGTGCTGGAGGTAGCACACCTTGTCCAAGATGATCTACACGAAACACCGGGCTTATGTTTATAAAGCTGCCGCCATTTGCTCCAGAATTCTTTGGACCAAAATTATTATCATAAGCCCAATTAACAAAATCCATCGCACTAAGAACATTAACAGCGGTTAGTACATAGTTAACCACAGTAGAAATATATGGATGATGCATCAATTCCAAGCTATGTTTCTCAACAGTTTTCCAATTACATCCACGACGTTGATATTCAATCACATTGCCAATACCATCGATACTTACATTGTAAATAACTTTCTTAAATTGTTTAAATTTCTCATCCAACTCTTGTGGACTACTGCTGGCATTAGTTAGCAAGGTAATCATTATATTCTTACTAAGTCCACGTTCAATAAGATAATCTATAATATCATGTACTTGTGGTTGCAATACAGTTTCGCCGCCGGTAAAATTAATAATCTGAACTTTTTCTAATATATTGAAAAAATCTGGATCGGTAGAATTTAGGATAATTTTTGTTTTTTGATTTAATACAGTAACTTCGAATATTTGTCGTTTGCTACTTGCACCACCAGCACACATAATACATGAATAGTTACAGTAATTGCTGGGGTAATAATCTAATGTTACAATATCATTGACAATATAATCATTTGCAATAATTGTCTTAATGTGATCAACAATATCAATTGTTAAGAAATTTCCTAAAAATTGATTATTTTGTTGCCGTGGGCTCGTTGCACCCACCTGTTCATTATGACTGCAAGCTCTACAGTCGTTAATCTTATGAAAATTACCTTGTATAAAATCTTTACGCATGTTTTTCCATGCATCTGTATTTCTAGCATCGGTGATACTATCATTGATTATATCCCATTTATGCCGATCCTCGGACATAACAATACTACATGGCCTAACGCTATTTGGCATAGTAGGAACAGTATCGGGTATTACATTATTGGTTTGATAAAATGCTCCTAAAAAAGGACATAGACATATATCAGAGCCTAGTTCTTGATATATTTCGTCGAGATTGTTCATAGATAGGTTTCCATACCACCACGCCGACGCAGATCCTGTGTGCAACAACTTATTCCACCGTCCCAAAAATAACTATGCCGTAGTTCACATATAATGGGTTCAATTTTATGCTGCTGACAGAAATCAAATACCGATTTATTATATGCGCTGAATATAACATGTTGTTCGTCAAGCACAAGACAATTAACATCAAATACTGTCTCGGCAACAAAACCTGTCCACTTAGTAAGATATGTGTTAACAAATTCTGTAAAATCTGGAGTTGGTGTTTGTCCTTGTACATACCATGCTCCGGGATCAGCATCATACTTAAACTTGCCAACTTCCATAGCGGCCCATATTGAACTATCCCAAAGTTTAAGTACGTCCCACCCGGGAAAATCATGTGCAAGATTAATATGAAAATCATGTTTGCTTGACAGTATCACACCAGGTTTAAGTATAGCAAACACAGCATCACCATGCCCGTCTGTAATGGCTTCGTGGATACGATATTCGGGTCCTAACACATTATCAACAATCCAACGTGTTTGATTGGGCTGCAAATAATCACTGTTATCAAAAAACACATCACGTCCTACACGAACTATGCAACTGGCACTGGCTCCGTTGAGAATACATGATTCGTCCCATTGAGTACGGTGGGGATTTATAACTTGATCCCCAAAATCATTACATATCTCATCCAGTTCGGCTATTGATAATACACGTAATAGTTTCTGTCCAAGTGTGATTTGCCAATCACGCGGAGTTAATGGCGGTAATGGTGCTCCGTTATCGTTAATCTGCCATTGCTGGAATTTATCTATGTTGGGTAAAGTTGGTCGACGTACAATCGCACCATGTGATTCAATAACTTTGCTAAGTGCGTCGAGATCTTCTGCAGTTTCGTTCAGTATCTGTTGTAACTGATTGCGAACTTGTGCATTGTCAATGAAGTCAAAGTATTCCGGAGAATATGCTCGTCCGACAACAACCTCCTCCAACGGATCCCAACTGTTGTATGCATTGATTAATTTTTTCATAGTTATCCTATTATATTGGAAGAGTTTCAAGCATGTGAATTAACTCTGCCCATAGTATTTTTTCAAATCCACCATTGTAAAAATGATTATAGTTGTGTCGTATTATATCGTTACTGGCATGAAACAACTCTTGTTTTTCTTTCTGTGATAGTGCATCTAATTCTTTCAATAATTGCGCAATCTTTTCCAGTCGAACGATGTCATCATGTTCATCATCATAACTTTCGTCCCATAAGCTGCCGAATGTTTGAAATCCATAGCTACGTAGATATTCTAAACTGCCTCTTGTCCCTACTATAATAAATGGCATTTCCAAACATATCGGTTTAAATGTTTTTTCTGTAAGATGTAATCGTTTGCCTGTTGCCACAGTTTCTGTAACAAGATATAGTAAACATTCGGCACTCTCATCGAATAGGCTTAACCAACAGCTATGCATGGGATGATCAATTTCTCCAGGAAATTGCATAGGAAATATTTTCCGGGAAAAAATATCACAAATATCTGGATAAGTTTCGCTTAATGATTGCACCGCTGTGTTAATATCTATATTTTCTGCCGGACATATCGCCGGACAACTAATCCAATTATCTTTAAGATTACTCTTAAAAATGTGATATAACATTAGTAATCTATGTTGGCGCTGACCAGCAATGATACGATTTGGCATTATAAATGTTTTGTTTATAACTCTCTCTCCAGGAGAGGATATTAAGAAAGTTTGATTATATCCACGATACCAATCTAATGCCGCCCAACCATGAAAGAAATAATATGCAGACGGTATGTTGTACTGATCACAAATTTGTGCAATAATTTCGCTATCTTTTTCACTGGTAACAATACATCCCGGTAACACTTGTTTTGTTTTATAAGATACCCCTTTCCTTAGCAGATATAGATAATTTATATCTTGTGCGCGTTCTATAGTTGCCTTGTGTCTTTTTAAATCAATAGGTTCTTGATCAAAAAAGAATACATAATTTTGTTGTAGTATAGATTGATCATCATAACTAATTATACTATCTGGATCACTTCTGCCAAATGGATCGCAAAGCAATATCCGAGTTCCTACTTTATTTTGTTTTAACCAAGCCTTAAAGGTATTTTGGTAAATCTCATCAATTCGAATCATGTTTGATATATTTTATATTGGAACCGCACCTAAATTGTTTGCACATGAGCAAGCAGCAGATTCTATCAAACATGCACAACAATTAAGCAAAACAAGATTCTGTTGGATCATAAACTACTTATCGGACTATGATACGTTTGATTTTCTTTTTGAACCGGTGCAATGGCAAGCACATCAAGCTCACGTATGGCCCAGTCAACATCAAGAAAATGGTGCAACATACTTAATACCCAAACATAGTCACACAGAAATAAACAGAACACATACAGCAATTCCACGTATACATTCAGTTCCTATCATTGGCATCGATCACGGGAATGATAGTCTGCCAAAAGTACAGCAGCATACCCGATACATCAATGATTATCTCGGCACCCTACGACGAGTGTTGTCTAAAGTAACAGATGAATACGTTTGGGTGATATCCAGTGTTTGTGATTATAGCAATTTTGATTTTACCTGGCATCCAAGCGAATGGCAGCAAGAAATGTTACACGTATTCCCTAGCGATGAACAAGTATTTGGTGATACCTTTTATGTCCATGTACCTACCTTTCTTGCCAAAACTGCCAAACTTGCTCTCTTAGAATGGTTTGATACCATACACTTTGTTGAGGATATTGTAGTACCTAGAAAGCCAATGCCAATTGTATCGCATGCACATGATAGCCAAGTTGATGCAGTATGGTTACATGATTTTCAGGACCCTGTTGTGCAATTTGTTCGCCATACAGCAGTTTCTAATCCCCCTGCAATTAACCTTTGGCGTACAGAAACCAAAGCTATAATTCCATTAAGCATTGGTGCCAGTTCAGTTGTGGTACCACGAGAAGCTAAGAACTTCCTTAAGACACAATTATACGATTATCCAACCATTGATCGTTCATATGCTAAATCCGTAACAGATGCACCACTTGATATAGTGTTTATCAGTAACGGAGAAAGTAATGCCGAGCAAAACTGGCAGCATCTACTCACAGTTACTAAACATGCAGCCAATCGTGTGATACGCATCGATGGAGTTGTTGGTAGAGCACAAGCATATCGTGCTGCATTATTTGCAAGTGATACCGATTGGGCTTTTTGTGTGTTTGCAAAACTAAAAGTTGATGATAAGTTCAATTGGAATTGGCAACCCGATCGCTTACAACAATCTAAGCATTATATCTTCCATGCCCTTAACCCTGTAAATGGTTTAGTATATGGTCATCAAGCTATGATAGCATATAATAAACGATTAGTCATGGAAAATAATGCACAAGGTTTAGACTTTACACTTGAGCAGGAACATGAGGTTGTTCCCGTATTGTCGGGTGTGGCAGAGTATGCTGCTGATGCATGGACAGCATGGAGGACAGCATTTAGAGAAGTTATAAAACTACAATGCAATACGACAGATGTTGAATCGCAGTACAGACTTGGTATTTGGCAACGTCCTGGCACTGGCAAATTTGCAGATGCAAGTCAACAAGGAGCATTAGATGCAGTAACTTACTATAAGTCAGTTAAAGGAAATTTTACAGAATTACGTAAGACGTATGAGTGGCATTGGTTATTAACGTATTATAATTTAGTATATCGTATAACGTGATCAGCAACATATTCAACTTCAAGATCGGTGAGCTCAGGATACAATGGCAAAGAAAGAACACGTCGACTTAATGCACTTGCTTTACTAAAGAAACCAGGACCAGGAAGATCAGCATAAGCAGGCAATTCGTGCAAGGGCTGTGCATAGTGTATGCGAGTTTCGATCTTGCTGTCGGCCAGTTGTTGTTTAACAATATCTCTGTTATCAATGTCTATAACAAACTTATGATAGCAATGCCGAGCAAAGTTCGTGCTATCTATCAAGCTGCGTATACCCACTTTCTCGAACTGTTCCATCCAATAATGCACAATCTCTTTGCGTTGTGATTGCCATGTATCGATATATTTGGTTTTAACCATCATCTGAGCACAATCGATCTCACTCATACGACTATTGGTTCCGGTATCTGCATGTGTGGGCTTGCCATTATCTCTCCAACTTCTTGCATATTCTGCCAGATATAAATCGTCAGTAACAACAGCACCACCATTTCCATAACAGGAAAGATTCTTCATTGGGTCAAAACTTATAGCAGCACACCCGACTCTTGTGCAATCATTTGCCAGCCAATGCTGTGCAGCATCCTCAATAAGTATTCTGGCTTCTCCTTTCCAATATACATCTCTTGTTTGGGCTGCACCATATAATCCCACCAAAACAACAGCTTGAGCAGGATCGCGTAACTGCTTGTTGTCTGTTGCTATAATGCCATATGCATCAGTGTCGAGAATTCTAATAGACCATCCTGCCCTAATAAATGCATTCGCCGTGGCCACATACGTCATTGCAGGGAGTAGCACAACTGGGAATTTAGTATGTGCATTCTGCGCGTGATATTGCGCGATAATTTCTAATGCCTGGGTTCCGGAATGACACGTTATAGCATATTTGGTGTGATTCTTCTTGGCCAGCCAATCTTCAAATTCAGCTGTGTAATTTCCATTCATTAACTGTCCGGAACGCAATACCTCGTCGGTGGCAGCTAATATTTCATCACGTAGATTGTTATACTGTTTTTTAAGCCCAGTAAAGGGGATTGTAAGCCCTGTCATATATTTAAGAAATTATTTCTTAACTATTGCTAATTGATAATTTACCAGGCCCAATTTAAGTCTATCATAAAACATATTTACAAATGCATCGATACTGGCTTTACATCGCCCCAGATGCCTTGGATCATCTTCCCATAGATAGTCGTCGAACAACATAACACCACCAGACTGTAACATTCCAAAACACATCACAGCATCAGCCAATACTTCATCAGCATGATGTGTACCATCCACATAGATAAAATCGTATTGTTGTTTAGCAACTATCAATTGTGCTAATGCAGAGAAACTTAAATCGACCATGACATTTACTGTTTGATTTGCACCTTTGACTTCGGCAATATTTGCCCGGAAACGATTCTCGATCGTTCTATCCTCCGGAATACTATCTTCTGCAAAAGCAGTAACCGGTCTATCAGCAAAGGGATCAATGCAAGTCATTGTGCCTGTATCACTTAACATATTTTCCAACATCCAACAGGCACTCCTGCCTTCGTGGCTACCTATTTCCAATATGCTATCGATTTGTTTTTCTTTATTAAGATAGTTGGTGATATAATCGAAGTTTACTAATGCATTATTAGAAAACCAATCAGATGTAAAATGTGGCATTATTATGTTCTCAACAAATATATTGTTATGTTGGTGGTACTGTATTTTTTAATCTAGCTCTGAACACTATACGACGATTTTGTACCGTAATCTCCCAATTTTTAGCTGTGGCTGTTGAATGTAGCGTTCTACCATCATATACTATTAATCGATTTGGTTTAACACACACAGTTTTACCGTCGTCTGGCCATCCAATTCTAAAATTTCTATTTTGATTACGCTCACCTTTGAAAAATTGTTGGTGATCTCCGGTCGCTCCAGTTGGATCTTCGGGATAAAACGTAATCTCTTGCCCCCAACTTGGGTACCATTCTATAGTTGCTACCCATATTATAGTAACAGTATTTTCATCAGCAAGATTAGGAGTATCTCTATGTATAGCAGCGCCAGATGCCATTAAATCGTTTCCTTGTCCGTTCGCATAAACTCGCCATCCAGGTTTTAAATCGGGATTTAAAGTATCTGGACATTTTTTATCCCAATGCATACCTTCAGGAGTGCCAGCAATTTCATAACGATTATCAAGATGAGAATTTATAGATTGCCATAATTTCCATATTATAGGATGGTCTCTCTGTATGCTATTTTCATCACTGCCAAGCGGGCATCGTGGTTGCATATAACCACGACGCCGGTAACTGTGATGAGCGTAACTATCGTCCCAATCGGCTGGTCGACGAAGTTGTACTTCAAATGGAATTGCACCCCATGCTTCACACCACACTTGATCAATTATATAATTATACACTTCTTTATGAAACTGTTCATCTAATAGATTATCATATACTTCTACATTTGGTAAATGGACATTAGGAATAGAAAAAGGGGGAGTATTAACTTCTTTAAACATTCTATGTGATGGAGGATCTTGATCCGGAAGATTGATATGTTTCACGATATTATCCTATAAATTTTTTGCAATTGGAAAAATCTTTGCGATAACTTCGGCGCAAACAATGGCGATTTCTTGATGCTCGAGCTGTGTTCCGTTGCCCGATCGCAATTGTATCCAATGTATCCAACTTCTCAATGTGCCATTCATATAGAGTTTGCTTACAGTATTGCCCTCTGGAAGCACAGCACGAGCCTGTTCCTTGGCTATACCCTTGCTTACTGCCCACTCGTATGTTTCTTTAGCAAGTGTTATTAACTCTACTTGCTTGTCACGCCATTCATTGGCGATAATAGCATCAGCAGGTGTAGCACCAAGTGGGATACTATTCTGTCTGTTTACTGGATCCTGCATCCTTGCATCACGCAGCACAAATGACAGATCCTTTGTCGGATCAGCATATCTTTGGCTAAATTCTTGGAATGAAAATGATCGATGTCGTAGTATCTGTCGAGCAATATCACGTGTAGTTTCAATTTCCAAACATGCCGAAACCATTTCAAGAGGGCTCCAGTGCTGATGCTTGATAAGATATTTTATAAGCTTTTCAGATGTGTCTGTGTTTAATTGATTTGTTGGATTACTGACACGAGCGCAATACGCCACCAACTCTTGTGCATCTAAAATCCCCACAGCATGAAATTCCGGTGTCGGTTGGCTGTAGGATAAGAGTCTCGCCTTCATATTTTTCCCAATAGTTTATCGGTTTCAGGTTGTATTAATGCAGCCACCGTGCGTATATCCACAACAAAGTCTACATCGCGTATATCAGCATCTTGTTCATTGAATGTTCTTGTCAGCAGAGATTCAATTTCATCTACATCCAATCCTTGCTTTCGTAAAGTATGCAAGTTAATGGTGCGTTGCCGTCCGCCCACTAACTTGATCACAACTTTTTTTATGCATTCAAGTGGAACATCAGTTTTGTTAACATCGGCAATTATGTGTTCCCATTGTTCTAAGAAATTATCAGGAAGCTGCATCCGCTACCACCGCAGTTTTAGCTTTGCCTGGACCGCGTGTGCGTTTAACTGCTGGGGTTGTAATTGATACTGTTTCCTTAGAGACCACACCTGGATGCATACGTTCCGCATCCTTCTTCATCCTTGCTGATTCATCTAACAGTCCTTTGCCCTCAGCCTCCATGCGTTGTGCCTGAGCCAACATATTGCCGGCTATGTCACGATCACTAAGAGCACCATCAGTACCGGCCACGATTTGTGGTGTTTTAGGCACTCCTTTGCTTTCCTTAAAAGCTGCCTCCGCTGCACGTTTGACTTCAGGAGCAACCATGCCACGACTCCTATCAGCCAGAGCCATACGTTCCTTGGCAGCATCACCAGTTTTCATCTCAGTCAACATCTTGTTAAGTTCGTCTAAACGAATTGACGAACCCGGACGGGGAGTAACAATAATGTCACTGGTACGTACTTTCTTAATCATACGCTCATGATGCAATGTTTCTAATATTGGCCTACCATCCGGTAATAGATTCCTATGCAAAGCATCCGAAAATTCATCAGCTTGTTGACCAGGTTCGCTTTCAAGTACCTTCATAATAGTATCATGCCAAGGAGCCGGCAGCACTTGTGGATATACCAGCAGACACATATGATCTTCACCCGGCACAGTTTTGTACAATATACATACCATGCGATCTCCGTGCTTCCCTACGTGTTTTAAAAATACCATGTTATTCTCCTGTTTGTGTTAGGTCTGTTGCTGCTTCCGCTTGTGCCTGTGCCACGGCCACTGTAAGAAATTTATCTAGTTTGTCGTACAATGTGCCAATCTGTGTCATTTCGTCGGCCCTAAATGCACCACGACCACATGCCAAATTGATTAGATTTTTTAACGCGTCTAAGTCTGATATAGTAATCTGTTGTTCGTCCATTGTAATCTCCGTATAGATATTTACTATCTTTAGCAAGTTGGAATATATTTTCTACCATAAAAATGCCCCATTATGGGGCAAAATGGTAAAATTGATATCCTACATATTATTCGTAATATGCGGTCTGGCCGAACGGGGCAACAATAGATTTATTGCCGTGTATGATCCAAACAGCATCGCAATAATTCTCATCACCCCAACTGCCACATGGATATCCATCTGTGAATACCACCAAGCGTTTTGGTTCAATTTGATTGTCTTTCATGTAATGATACATGGAAGTGAAATCTGTGCCACCGCCACCACTTACCTCATAATCGCAAATGGTATCAAGGTTATCCGAATCATATTGTGCTGGATTATATACTTCAGTATCAAATGTGAACACATGGATACGATATGCAGGAAAGGAATCCATGATGCCTTGGATTTCACCTAGAAAATCTTTTAGCATCTGCGTGTCAATGGAACCGGATGCATCAATACCTACTGCGATATCAATCATTTCGTCGTATTTCATACCTGGCATAATAGCATCCATATGCCAGCCACGCCTGCTTGCCCGCATCCAAGTAAAGTCTGTTTTAATAGTGCTCTCCAGCTGCATACGCAACAGATCGCGCCAATCCATCTTGCTTTCTGTCATATCCTGGATAATACGTTTCACACCAGCAGGAAGATTACCGGCATTATCGCATGCTGCCGCCGCTGCCAGTATAGCTTCTTTGATCTCGTCGCGTATTTGGGCACGGTCCTCTGCCGACAACTTTGGTTGTCCATCTTTACCCTCACCGCTGCTATCACCATCTTCTTCGTCACCATCAATATGTTCGTCAAGCAATTTGCCCATTAGATCATTGATGTTGATCTTTTTTGCATTTTTATACAAATGATCATAAATTTCTTCAGAATACATGTCATCAAACTTGGTATCAAACAAGCATGGTACCGAAGTAATCTTCTCGCCAATCTTGTATTTTACAAGGTCGCCATTCACACGATAGTCGTCAGCAATGTTCCAAAGCTGGGGATCGCGATCGCCGCGCCGGCCAAAGTGATCATATACGCAATGCAGCACTTCATGTCCAAACAAGAATTCAATCTCCCGGACACGTAACAATTTGATAAAGCGACTATTGTAGTAGAAATTCCTGCCATCTGTTGCCGCAGTTGCGCACCAGCTATCGGCATTGACCAGCGTTAGGCGTGTGGCCATGTTACCAAAAAATGATGCCTTGATCAACAGTCCCACCCTGGCTGTTATCAACTCCTCGCGGACGTCTCGATCAATCTTGGGATCAGTTGGGCCAATGAGATTAGCAAATTTCTTTGCCATCTCTTTTTTATTCTCTGTAGTTGTCAAAGAATAAATGGGGTGAACCTTTGTATTAAATCCATGAAAATAGCTGATAGTCATTTGTTTAATTCCTTATGCAATAACGCTATTATACAGCGGTATGAATTACTGGTCAACCAAGCTTGGCGTTGGAGTTTTAACATCTGTGCATAGTTCTTTGCCTTTAAGAACCCCAAATATATTACACTCCTTATCCAGGGCATGGCTCAATGCATGGTCCGTTATGGTCTTTCCAGAGTTCGCTGTACTAACCATATCTGCTGCTATTTTAAGAGTGTCTGCACCTTGTGCTATTTGCACGGTGGTAGCAGTTGCCCCCAAATGCTGGGCTAAAATAGTGCATCCATTAAGTGATAACAGTATGCAAGTGACAGTGCTGATCATTTTCATATTATGATACTTATTGCAAATTATAACAATTAAGTTTGGCTATGAGCTAACCGGAACCAAGCAATTTCTTTATCACCGGCAACATAGATTCTATAATCTTTGTAGATAATACTATATGCCCAATGTGGGTTAACTTCTCCAACTGCGACATCTTCTGGCTTACAGCAGGTGGCAATCTTGGCTCTTGTTACAACATCCTGGCTCCAACCATACGTGGCATTAAACCAACGTCTACCTCGATCAAATTCTAATGCTCCAGTACCATACTCATGTTGATGAGCTAAACGCACTTCCCATCTTGGAATTTTAGAAAACTCAATCTTCCAATCAAAGTTGTTATGGTCTGGATTACGCCCATCAAGCTTGGATATAATATATCGCATTAGAACAAGACCGATGCTGACATATTAAATGTCTGCCTTCAGGATATATTTGCCGTAACGTTTATGGAACTCGTCAAAATTCTTAAGCTTGGTAGGCTGGAACGGAAGATCATATGTGGTAAGAGCAATGCGCGAACCCATCACCACCAGCTCAGTCTCAAAGTTCTTCATCATATAACCAAAAAAGTTATCGGACATCTCGTGAAATTTGTCGTTGTCGATTTTCTTAGTAATAGCCTCCTTCAATTCGTAGCACAATGAAATCACCAAGCTATACATGGCGCTGATTTCCTTAGTCTCCAGCGTAGTAACTTTACCTGCCAAGATATCAGTAGGATTAGGCATCTTACCTGATATCTTGCGGTGCGCCATGAACTTAACTGCCAGGCCCTCACCCACTGTACCAGCAATCAAGTTTGTCAACGTTTCGTTATCGCCATCATCTTCTTCAAGCAATTGGCTAACAAATTCCCACGAACGCGGCGTGGCAAAAGCCCGACTGGCACTCTTAGCATCAAAGTCATACAAGTCTTGCTTGGCGAAACTAAGATATCCAACCACGTCTTTATGTATCTTATTGTTTACAGCCCACACAAGCCAGCTGGGAAAGTCAACACGCAATTCCTGGTGGATAAAGCGATTGGCAAGTGGCATAGGCATGCGATAAGTAACGCCTTTGTCACTTTCACGATTACCTGCTGCGACAATTCGCACATTATCCGGCAAACGATATGTGCCAATGCGCCGGTTAAGAATAAGCTGATACAAGGCACTCTGAACACTGGGTGTTCCTGAATTCATCTCGTCCAGCAACAACACCACAAGTGGATATTTCGCGCACAGTTCTTCGTCCGGCATCTCAATCGGGGGAGCCCAATCCATTTTTCCAAGTTCTTTATTGAAAAACGGAATACCACGCACATCAGTAGGTTCCATCTGGGATACACGGATGTCAACTAAGAATCCACCGAGCTCTGCTGCGATACTGGCTTGCTGCACACTCTTTCCAATGCCCGGAGGACCCCAGATAAAGATTGGACGATTGACTTTGAATGCTTTCAATACGCTTTTACGAAGCTGGGTCGATGTTACTGTTCGGGTATCAGACATTTATTTCTTCCTATGTTGTAAGTGTAGCAATTATAATATAAAGTGAATTTCATGTCAACTACTAATTATTTCACAATCGCATACGGTTGGTTCCACCGACCAATGTTCACATCCACATACCAACCCACGTTAAAGTAGTCGGTTTGGATATCGCTCTTGTCCCAGTTACCATTGTTCATCACTGTCATAACCTCGTCCAGGAACTTCAGAGCACGACCGCTATGGTGACTTTTATAGTGGTAGGGGTTCACATCCATGTAATTATCGGTAATTGCCTTGAAGCCTTTGGCCACTTGGTAGTGGTCGTTGCCGCAGACCTCGTTGCAGTTACCGATAAAATCGATCGAACCCTGCTTAACATTAAGCACCAGGGTGCTATGATTGCGCACCGCCAGGCTGGCCTTGATGCCATACTTCTTGCATATGGATTTGATGCGCGGGGACAATTCTGCTTTTTTCTCTTGCGACATATAAGCCATTTGTTGCTCCGTTGCGTTATTGTATGTGTATATTATAGCAGTTTGGGAATTTCTGGTCAACCGCCTTTTAAGGTATCCATCAAGCGATTGTTGATTATGTCCATGTCGTCCCGGCTCACATAAAAATCCGTTGTAGGATCATAATACGAACCTTCTAGATTATCGTAATACAGCACCCTACCGGAGAAATTAAACGGACCTTCCAGACCTTGTCGCGGACCATATTTGTTGCGCATCTGGTCCATTTCATACTTGTCTGCGAGTACTTTGTAGCCCATTTATTGCTCCGTTGCGTTATTGTATGTGTATATTATAGCAGTTTGGGTATTATTGGTCAACCAAACTCTATGTGCTGTAAGTCATTGATTTCTTATGAGTTCTCGTGCTAACAACACCTGGCCATCGTCGGCGCCAGTTTCGTAACAAGAAAAGCAGGCATCTTCTTGGTCATCTGCATCATCAAACATGCCTGACCAAATTTCGCGCGCGCGAAAAGCATCGCCGTTATCATCTGTCCAAACCGGTCTTGAAGCCAGCTCAACCAATTTCTCATACATTTCGTCTGTAATTTCAAGTTTCATTCGTCGTCATCCTCTTTTTTAAAGTCAACCATGAGTTCGCTATGCATAGATGCTGTCAAATCCGGCTACAATTAAGGAAAAATGTAACCTATTGATTCTATTGAGATTTTTATTTACCCTGTAAAATCCCAGCATATTGTAAGTCATTGTTCTTAAAGACTATTCACCATGGCCAGCAACTCTTGCTTGGTATCGCTGTCGATATGTACGGTTCCAGCGTAGGAAAAACTACCTTCCAACTTACGGATCAGATCGCGCACCATAGTGGCTTTTTTTCCCTGGGCAAGATTTTCGGCAACACGGTTCCGGAGTTTCTCCGCATTCATAAGGTGCAGTTTGCTATACTTAGGACCACGCTCGTCACCATGCTTGTCAAACGTCTTGCCATTGTCAAGGATAATGTGACCGTGACCGTTGATCTTAGTAACCTTGCCATAACCCACGCCCATCATACTGCGATAACCGTCACTATGACTGTAATAGCCAACCATCTCGCCAACTCCAAATTCGCCTACGTTTGATATAAACATATTTGCTCCAGTGCAGTATCGTATGTAAGTATTATAGCAGTTCGGGTATTATTGGTCAACCAAACTCTATGTGCTGTAAGTCATTGATTCTTAAGCAAAATATGCAGCATACATCCGTTTGCCCACCGTGACGTGATAACATCCAGCAGCCTGATCCAACTCAGGATTCAATTTTTTCATTTTAGATACAATGAGTTTGACACTACGGGGCGCGGTATCAGCTATACTCCATTTGCCCGCACAACCACACATACAAGCAGAGGCCTTGCCGGAATAGACTTTATAAAAGATTTCATCCATTTGTTTCTCCGTTGCGTTATTGTATGTAAGTATTATAGCAGTTCGGGTATTATTGGTCAACCTATTCAGGAATCAATCCCTTAGCAAAATGGTCTTTTAAATAAGAGTGGGCTTCTTCTTTAGGCATAGGGTACGGCAACTTATACAATTCTACATTTGTGTTACCTGTTTTTTCTAGTACTTTTTTACGACTAAAATCCGTAGCAAGACGAATTTTACTTACACCATTTCGTGTCGAATAGCCAACATATTTCCACTGTTTTGTGTTCATTTTGATTTCCTTGTTATTTACAATACAAGTATTATAGCGAAATATGTATTATTGGTCAACCAAACTAATACGGGTTATAATCAATGACTTAGCAGGCTTTTATATTCGCTAAATATATCTGATGGCAACGGTGAAAATTTCACTCATATTCTGCCCATAAATACCATGACATAGAAGCATGGAATACCTAACCATATAAAGAAAATATGAAGAAAATACTCGCACTATTATTACTCGCGTCCTCGGCTGTGTTCGCACAAATGCCAAATTCCACAGTGCCGCTTGCGCCGGATCTTGCAGCAATCAAGAAAAGGAATGTCTTGGTTGTGGCCATGAACCATAACGATGTAATCCCATTCTTCAGCGGAGAAGGTGAAAATCTCAAAGGGCTCGACGTTGATATCGGCCGCAGAATTGGAGAATATCTTGGTGTGCCTGTGGAATTCCGTAGAGATGCCCAAAGTTTTGCCGAAGTAGTGGAACAAGTTAGAAGCGGCAAAGCTGATATTGCAGTAAGCAAACTATCAATCACCGGGCCAAGACTGCTGACAGTTCGTTTTAGCGATCCGTATATTAAACTTAGACAAGCAATGATCATTAATCGTTTATGGTTAAGTCAAAACAGTCGAGGCCGGGAACCACATGAGGTACTTAGAACCTTTGATGGTAAGATATCTTTTATTCGTAACAGCAGTTATGATACCTTTGCTCGCGCCAATTTTCCCAAGGCACAATACATTCCTGATGATAGTTGGGATAACATAATTAAAAATGTCACCGCCGGCACGATCGCAGCAGGTTATAGAGATGAGTTTGAAATCAAGAAAATCAGTTATGAAAAACCCGATGCGGCAATCACAACTAAAACAATAACCATTTCTGATTCTGTGGACAACATCGCAGTGGCAGTCAATTATCAATCCGCAACCTTGCTCAGTATAGTGAATTTTGTTATCAGAAGTGAGTATAGTAATATTGATACTAAAAAATTAATCGACCGTTACAAAGTCGAAAAAGCAGCATCAACAAAAAAATAATTAGGAACCCTTATGAAATTTAATTTTAAAGATTTTCTCTCCAGTCCCTGGACTATACTAGGTTCTATTATACTTGGTGTAATAGCCGGAGTATATGCTCCTGCTACAAGTATGCATTTTGAAAGTGTTGGTGGTATCTACATCAGCTTGCTTAAAGTAGTTGTGCTACCATTCTTGCTGGCAACTATTCTTGTGGGTGTTATCAGCCTGCTACAAAAGGATGGCAGTGCCACCCTGATCCGAAGAATCATAATTGGGTTTGTTGCCAGTATGTTCCTGGCATCATTTATAGGCGTTAGTACCGTTGTATTGACCGGCAGCGAAATGACTCCGGAGAAACAAACAAAACTTGGTGCCATTGTCAACAGCAAAGATGCCGGCAGTGATCTTAACATCACACTAAAAGAGGCCATGCCGCTTGTGCCAGGAGTGGATCCACTGGCAGCAGCACAAAAGTTTATTCCCGAAAACATCTTCAATACTCTAAACAATGGTGAGAGTTTGAAGATTGTGATTTTCTGTTTGATATTCGGTATCGCATTAGGTAACATCAAAAGCACCGGCCAGGAAATGTTAGTTGATGTGCTAAAAAGTATCCAACAAGCCAGTATCAGTATTTTCAAGTTCTTAAATTATTTCCTGGCAATAGCATTGTTGGCCATGATCAGTAGCCAAGTCGGTAAAGTGGGTGTTGGTATCTTCCTGACCATGGTTGAATTCATTGTTCAACAAGCACTTGGTGGATTCTTGGTCATGGTGTGTGGTATAACAGTGATCTGGTTGCGTAGTAAAGTTAGTCTGATGGAAGTAATCCATGCCATACAGGAAACATTGATTGTGGCTGTCAGTTCCCGTAGTTCATTAGCCTGCATACCTTATGCACAAGAAGCTATGCATAGGTTAAAGTTTCAAACATCATCTGTGGAGTTGGCCATTCCATTGAGTTTCACCGTAAATAGGATTGGCAGTATCTTTTACTATGCCATCGCCACAGTATTCATTGCCAACATCTACGGTGCTCCAATGGGAGTTGTTGGATTAGCAATAGTGTTATTTGGTAGTATCTTGGCAGGACTTGCGAGTGCCGGCACCACAGGTATTCTCACTGTGGCCACTGTTGCGGTTGTTTGTGACTTGTTAAAGTTACCAAGTGAAGCCGTATTAGTATTGTTAATCGCAGTTGATCCGTTAATGGATATGATTCGAACCGTGAGTCATGTCACAGCCAATATGGGTGTAACTGCATTCGTATGTGACAAAGAAATAGAGCATGGACAAGCTTAAAGACATAGTCCTCAGTGTATTAACCTACATTGGCGAAAGCAAGTTTAGATTATTCACAGTCATCATCCTGGGTATATTGGGGTTTGGTGGCTGGATAGTATTCTCA